CCTTGAGAAGCCGCAGTGTTTGTAGTTATCACGCCAGCGGCCCCAGCGCCGATTGTTATCGTTGTGGAACCAACCGTTAAATCGTGGGAAGTTTTATATAAGACACCGCCACCACCTCCAGCACCGGCAATCGTGTTTGTGCCGCCACCACCGCCGCCTCCGCCGCCGACAATCATTAAATCTACACCCGACTCACCGGAAGTAACCTCAAATGTTCCGCTTGAAGTGAATGTATGGACTTTATAACTTCCATCAGTGGTTACTGTTCCGCCTGTGGCGATAAATATCTGACTCATCGCCTTCCAAAGAGTCCCCGTGTAATTCTTCATTGACTGATTTGCACTGTCGTACCAAATATCACCCGCCACTGGAGTTGGTGATGTTGGCGCAGTGGCAGAACTGGTGTAGTAAGGGACGTTAGCCAGTTTGCTCTGAGCGATTGCGGCTGAAGCATTAACGTTAGAGTTTGTTATGTCCAGTGATAACTTGCTCTGAGCGATTGCCGCTGATGCGTTGACATCTGCGTTCACTATGTCGAGGGATGCGAGTTTGGTTTTGGCTATCGCCGCTGAAGCATCAATCTTGGCGTTGGTAATTACGCCGTCTGCGATGGTGTCTGCCGTGACAGAGTTTTGCGCGGGAGTAATCGTCGTGCCGATGTCGTTTATGCCGATGACTTCAAGTTTGTCGGTTGAGATAAGGGCCGAAGTCAGGGTCAGGGTTGTGCCGGATACGCTATAGGCATCTTCGTGCTGTTTGACGCCGTTAATCGTGACGATAAGGGATTGCTCGTTGGGAGCCGTCCATGTCAGCGTATGGGTTGCACTGGTCGAGCCAGTGACGTTGAGACGCCTTATGTTTGAGGACTTATTGGTTACGACGCCTTTGTAGCCCATCTTAGGTCTGCTCCAGTACGCTCAGTGCTACGTCGAGGGACGAGGCGGTGTCCGATTCGACCTTGATGATGTCGCCTGCTTCGAGCACGACCTTGCCTTCGATGAGTTCAAAGGAGGAGCCGGTCGGGATCGGGAGTTCTTTAATGAGGTACACGTCGTCTGCGTTCTCGCCAGTGGTTGAAGCGGTGACGATCTGTACATTGGCTTTGATCTGGCTTGCGGTAATGTTCGCCAGAACTGCGCCGATCATTACCGTTGTGGTTGCGGCGGGGACGGTGTAGACGGTCGTGAGTGTGGTTCCGACAGCCGTGTCGGTCTTGAGTTTGAAAGTGTTTGCCATAGATTTAGCCCAGTGCGATGGCCATCACGACTGGGTCGCCAAGGGCCGTAATTTGCGTGTTGATTTTCGATGCAGACCACAGATCTGTCGTCCCAGTAGCGGCGTCGTCGATCTCTCGGTGCTTGGTGGTGTTGATGATGTGGGTCTGGATTGCGGCGTCTGCGGGTTCGTAAGTTCCGGTGTGGTTGTGGCTTGCAGTGGCGTAGACGCCAGAGTGGTTGTGATCGCCTGCGGCGACCTCGGTGGATGTAGTTCCTACGTCTTTCGTTGCGGCGTTGCCCAAGCCAGAGATGTCAGTGTTGGCTAGGGAGGTGGGGACGTAGGTGGTGGAGCCGGAGACGTATTTGAGGACTTGGCCGTTTGTGGCTGTAGTGCTGGATACGTCGGTCATATCCGTTGTAGCGAACGAGGCGAAGCCAGCGGAGGTTACGAAGGATGAGCCGTCAAAGACCTTCATAGCGTCGTTGGTGGTGTCGTACCAGAGATCGCCGGAGTCTAGGGATGTCGTGGGCGCGCTGGCTTGGACGCGGTATTTTTCAGCGAATGAGTTGACGCCGGTTATGTTTGAGGCCGTGGTGTTGACGTTGGTGATGTCGTTTGCGACGGTCGCCATGTTGGTTACGTTTGCGCTGGTGGCAAGCGTATTCATGTCAGCAACGATGTCTGCGGTCGCAAGGGTGTTCATGTCCGAGACTACGTCCGCAGTTGCCAGTGTGTTCATGTCGGCAACGATGTCTGCCGTGGCTAGAGTGTTCATGTCTGCCACTACGTCTGCGGTGCCGAGTGTGTTCATGTCCGCGACGACATCGGCGGTCGCGAGAGTGTTCATGTCGGCCACTATGTCGGCAGTCGCCAGCGTGTTCATGTCGGAGACCACATCGGCGGTGGCGAGCGTGTTCATGTCTGCGACGATGTCTGCTGTGGCGAGGGTGTTCATATCGGCTACTACGTCGGTAGTGCCGAGGATGGCCATGTCTGCGACGGCGTCGGCAGTGCCGAGGCGTCCAATTTCGGTGGCTTTGCCCGCGACAGTGGTGATGTCGGTGATGTTCGAGGCGACGGTGCCGACATCGGCTTGGGTTGCCCAGTATTTAGAGGAGTAGGATGTGCCGGTTACGGGGCCAGATGTTTTTTCGGCCCAGTCTTGCGCGGTGGAGGCGCTGGACGCGGCATTGGTTTCTGATGTGGCCGCGTCGGTGGCTGATGTGGCGGCGTTGGTTTCTGATGTGGCTGCGTTATTTTCTGATGTGGTTAGGGCGGCGCCATCGATGATTACACCGAAGTCGGTGCTACTTGGGGCGGATCCGCTTGAGGTGTGCGCATTGACCGCCATGTATGTGCTGTTGCTATGGGTAACGATGTCAGTTTCGTTATATGCGGTAGAGGCGGCCCAAGTGCCGCGCTGTACAAACATGTAGGGGTTTGTGACATCCGTCCAGCCAGCGGCGGGGGAAGAGAAGGTTCCGATGCGGACCTGGAATTTTCTGGTGGAGTCGTCAATTCGAAATTCGAATACAGTTGAATCAAACGCGCCAGACGAGTTGAAGATGTCGTCGAGCATGTCGTACATCGTACGAGTGCCTTTCTCGCACGCCTCGAGATAAGTGTCGAGGTTGTGCGATCCGGTCTTGGAAGATTCAAAACGTACTTGTTCTGATTCTGGGCGGGTTTGGGCCATCAGTCATACCATCCTTGTGATTTCATGAAGCTGACAAGTTTCTTTTTGGTAAGGGCGTACTTGTCATCTTCTGGGGAAGGCTCTTTGCCTTCGAGATCTTTAATGCGCTGCTGCATCATTTTTATCTGGACTTCGAGACGGGAGATCTCGCCATACAGGAGATCGACCTGGTGATTCAGTTCGGTGTCGATAATGTTGCGGGCAGCGTCTACAAAATCGCCGACCTTGGGGCCGACGTCTGGTTTTAACGCTTCATAAACGTGATCGCTCATGCGGCCTCCGATATGGGTACGAGGTTGCCTTTGGATACTTCATTTTGAATCTGCTCTTGAGGCTGGACTGTTGCGCCGCGCATCTTTTCCATCATGGCGAGCTCCTGACTGGGGGACATCCCCTGGTTGCGCTCCTCTTCGCTGATGCGGAATTGATCGAGATCTGAGATGCCAAGGGCGCGAATCGCCTCTTCTGCGATCTTGCCCATCTTGTACTCCATGTTGAGACCCGTCTGAGCCATGATCTGGAGCATGTTCATCCAGGTCTCGGCGTTGCGGGTGGGTTCGAGGGGCAGGGTGCCGTCTACGACGAGGTAGTCGACCTTGCCCTGGAGATCGGAAGAAGTGTCGAAGTCGATGTATCCGTCATCCACCATCGTGGATAACTGGCTGGGCATGTTGTACTCGTCGATACGGATTGAGCCCTGGTAGTCCAAAGCATCCTGTATGTTGGACACCATCATCCGTACCATGGGCCGTATCGTGGTGGCAGACATGATTCGAGATAGAACACCAAGACGTTGTGAGCCGAGCTGGGTGAGGCGTTGAATTTCGGTAGCGGTTCGTACGTCTGGTGTGGGTACACCCTGCTGGGCGTCACTGGCTGCGGATACACGCTGCTTGAGCTCAGACAGGGCAGCCATGTCGTTCCAGTAGCCGCGAGTGACGTCTGGGACTTCGGCGATGAATACGCCATCACCGGGCTTCGCGCCAGGGAGGGTGCGGACGACGCCCCAGGGGTTGCGGTCTATGAGATCGGGAACGCTGACTTGAGTGGGGTCAACGAAGATGAGATTGTTTAGTGCTGCTTGGACGTTATCTATACGGGATCTAAGCATCCATGTGGCGATGTCGTGCAGCGGAAGAATTAGATCGTATAGTGATTGGCCATAGGTTTTGTGGGAGTCGTTGTATAGCCCGCCGATGATGACGGGGAACTGTTGGCCGTATGGGTTTAGTTGGAATCTGAGTACGACGTTTTCATCGAGAATTGTGATTAGCAGCCAGATCTGTTCGATTTGTGGTATCCCGATCTCCCATCCAGCCAGGTTTACCCAACACTCGTCTACCGGGCGGGAGTCGCCTAGCTGCCAGGTGGTGTCTGTCTTGTGGGGGTCTTGGGGGTCTATGGATAGACCACGGCCTTCCTCAGCGTGGAATTGGTGTGCTTGCCATCCAACGCGAGGAGATCCGAGTTTGGTTCGGAGGCCGGGGTATCGTTTCAGTTTTGGGTATAGGCCTGATCGTTCCAGACTGTTAAATGTCTGGTACTGGGTGAATACAATGAACTGCATTGAAGCCCAGTCACCCCAGGAAACCCTGGGGTCAGGAAAGACCCGACGTGGGTCAAAGTTGACTATCTTGTTTTGGTTTGACTGACCGTCCCACACTATCTTCGTAGGGGCAAATCCATAACGGATGGAGTCCAATAGCATCTGTGCGATGCGAGCTTCTCCGGCAGTGCGTCTCATCTGTTGATGAAGAACACGCTCCAGTATCATGCCCACCTTTCTTGATTTTCGGTTGAGTCCCTCGAGTTGAAACATCGGGTTTCGGCCAGCGAGAGCCGCCATCATGTAAGTGAGGACGGTATCGGCAATGGCCCTGGTATCAGCGATTACGGCCTTTTCTCTGAACTCGGTCGTATTGGTCGGGACGTAGACGTCGTGCGCACGGTCTGCTTCCGTCCAATGATCGTATCGACGCGAGATGCGCGAATAGGACATATCTACGCAAGATTTGACATAGTCGACGAGCCGTCGCTCTTCTTCGTCTGTCAGGAGATGCGCGATGTCCTGGTAATCGGTTAGGGGCTCAACATACTTGGACAGATCAACAATGATTCTGTCCTCGTTTACTTGTAAATCGTGGTAAGCGGCCATGCAGGGATTGTCCTTCTAGTTTGGCTTGGGGTCGTCCCCTAGTTCACAAACCCCAGCCCTTAAATCGGGGGCGGAAATTAGAGTTGAGTGAATCTCGAAAATCGTGCCAGCGGTTGTTTAATGACTTGGAAACGTCGATATCCCAGTCGACCATGTCTGGTGAGGCATTCTGGCGAGACAGGGAGTCGAGACCGATTGAAAGCGCGTCTACCTGATCGTCGTAAGTGCCAGACGGGAAGGCCAGGGTTTCTTCGATGAAATCGTCGACCCACTTGGCTGTTTTGGGCAGCCATACTCGGCCGCCTTCGATGAAGGGCGTGACTGAGTTGACGCGTGCAACCTTGTCGTTGTTGACCTTGTAGGGAATAACGGAGATGCCGGATTCGCGTTTGAGTTCCTGAATTAAAGACTGGCCAGACGCCTTGTCTTCGATGTAGAGGCCTCGAAGTCCTTTGCCGCGCCAGGTGTTGTTTAGGGAGATGGCGGCTTGTTTCAGCTCGGGGAAGTCGTATCGTTTCCTTATGATGTCGAGGATGTACATGTCGCCGTCATGGGCGAGGCCAATGACGATGAAGGCGGAGTAGTCAGATGTTTCTGTTTTCTTGAACGCGGTGGCTGCCGCAATAACGATGGAGCTGAAGCGTGCGGGTCTTAGATCGTCGGCGTAAAATTTCCACCACTCGGATTTGAGAATGTTTCCACCAGCGATATAGGGGGTCTGCTGATAGAGGGCGGCGAACTCGCGGGGGTTGAGGCGCTCGCGCCTTTTCAGATCTTCCAGGGGGAATCGTTCTGGCCAAAGCGCCTGTTCTATCTGCTTCCTGTAGTAGCGTTTTCGTTTACTGACTGTATGTAGTTTGCCTCGAGGTATATACCGGGGGTCGTCCTCTGGGAGTTCCCAGACGGGACTATCGAAATCTGACTCGATGTTTTTGACAGCGGGGAAATTGATATGGAGCCATCTGCCTTCTTTCCAGTCGTCAGTTTGGATCAGACGGCCAGCGAGATCGTCTGGATGCCAGCGGGTTAGGATGACGATCGTCTTGGGAGGCGCCCCGTTTTCTTCAGGTTGGAGTCGGGTATTGAGTGCTGAGGTGTAGTAGTCCCAGATCTTGTTGCGCATGGTGGCGCTTTCGGCCTCTTCGCGCGCCTTGACCGGGTCATCGACTATCAAGAGGTTGGCGGGGCGGCCAGATGTGGTGCCCCCGATGCCGACTCCGAAATATGCGCCGTATTCAGACGTGCGCCAGACGTCAGCAGCTCGGGAGTCTTGCGACATCTCGAACTGGGGGAATGCCTGGGAGATCCAAAACTCCTGAACCACGTTTCGGACCTGGCGGCCGAAGTCTGTGGAGAGCTGAGAGTTGTACGAGCAGCTCATGACGTATCGTCTGGGATTCTTCAGGATGTAATAAGCAGGGAAATACATCGTTGAGAAGGTGCTCTTCGCGAAACGGGGGGGCATATTGATCAAGATGTTGTTGATCGGGTCGCCCTTGAAGTTGTCCGGGTGAAGTTTTGACGGATGTTCGGGCCGTCTGATGGTCATCTTGTTTGTGAACCCGGACTTGAGTTCACCCCTCTCGAGTAGATCGAGCGCTGTGATGAGTTTTATCTGGAACTCTGGTATTTCCCATGTGGGATGCAGCGTCCGTACGAAGCCCTCAAACGACTCCTCAGCGTTTTTAAGTTTCAGAAGGTGCTGAGCCGCGGCCTTCTTTGAGACGGCTGTCACGAGCCTTCCATGGCGTTGAGGATGCGGGAATATTTGATCTCCTTGGCTACGTGACGGTCGTGGATCTCGTTCTGCATGATCCGCATCAGGTGGTCAAGAACTGCGGCTTGCCGCTTCTCCGGCGCTACAGAGTCGAGATCAAGCTGACTCATCGCTTTCGCGAAATCTTCTAAAGAAATATTAGAAGTTAGTCGGTCTTTTTCGTGGTTCTTTACCAGATCGTCTTCAATCGTTTCTTCCATGATTTGTCTCCTTTATCAGACAGGGTTTGAAATTTGGTGCGATTAGTCGTGGGGGTAGGGAGTCGCCATCATTCGCGCGTGCGCAGGCGGACGCGGGGATGCCCCGCCCCCCCTCCGGCCTCACACGCGCGCAGGCGCGGCGCGGTTTCCAAAGGAAACATAGGTCAGGTGGCTGAGACCGGAGGATTCCCCGATGGCTCACAACGGAGACTCACATGAGCACACACACTTTGGACACCATCAGCCCTGAGATCACGTTCCGCAACGGGCAAACGACGACCGTGGGCAAGCGCAACGTGCGTTGGTTCAACGGCACGCTTTGCGTGAGCGCGTCGGGCAAGTTGTGGCCGATCACGGTCACGGGCCCGCGTGCGGCGACGGTCGACAAGGCGGGCGCGTGCCTGCACGACTTCGGCTCGTCAAAAGCCGCGATGGGCAAGGTCGAGGGCGTGCCCGGCGCGCAGGATCTCGCACCGGTCGCGACGCTCGCGAGCCTGGGCGTGGATCGCCCCGCCAAGGGTGAGGCGCGCACGAGCAAGGCTGCCGAGATCGCAGCGTTGCAGGCGCAGGTCGCGGAGCTCACGCAGATCGTGGCCGCGTTCACCTCGCACAAGTCGTAACCGCTGACATTCGTGCGCCCCTTCGGGGGCGCGCGTTTTTTTTTGGCTTTTTTTCCTACGCATAGGCCCGTCTGAACATGATAACGACACAAATTTGGTCACAACGACACGTAAGTCATTGTTTCTTTGTCTTACGCGCTCCCCTAACAAGGGCATCGTCATCGTCGACGCGCTCTATTGTGTCAACAATCTCGCCATCAAGGGCATCGTTGCCCGACGCGATGGCTTCTAACTCCTCGCGCGTCAGTTCGTTGATCGTACGCGTCGTGATGTCCACCGTGCTGTGTGATTGCGACAGGTCTGGTACGACCTTCGCAAGCAACGTACGGAATAACGTCACTTGTTGGTTGCTCCACGTACGCTCTCCGCGAGCTGCTTCGACGGCTTGTGGCATCAGATCCCTCACATGGGTCGCTATTTGGCCACGTATGCGCGCGATTTGGCGTGGGCTCAGTGCGACCGCGTCAGTGATCGGTTTACGAACTTCGGCAGTCATATCAACTGTCTTATACGCCAAACGTGGCGCAAGGGTCGTCCCCTTGTGCGGGCGGGACTTTTCTCTTTGTGCGGGTTCTTCCAAAGGAAGAGTAGGACAACTGGCCGGAACCAAAGGGGTTCCACTTTGAATTTCCTATGGGATTTTTACGGAGAACGTTTATGAAAATGATCCTTGATGTAGACCCCACCGTTAATGACTGGCGCCACGAGGGTGACGCTACGTTGTCTGACGGCTCGACGATTGAAGGCCATTACGTCGAGTTTTACCTGGCATACGTGGCCTCCTTTGGCGACGTCTGCCCCATGTCGGACGACGGATGGTTCATGTTTCCCGATGGGGTGCAAATGCGAGAGGAAAAGTTGATCGAGGCTTGCGCTTCGATTGATTACGAAATTCGCAACGGCGACCACGTTATGTCTGATCTCGAGACGATCGAGGTTGATGCCGTGGACTGGGACGCAGACGACATTCTCGAACACATGGGGGCAACCGCAACACCATGAGCGACCTCAAAATCATCTGCGAAGGCGAGGAAGTCGATCTGTCAGACGACGTCGCGCATCGCAACACGCTGGCCTATGAGTCGGACATTGACCGAACCATGTGGCTTCACTTTCTCGAGATGCTCGAGGTTGATGTCGTGGACTGCGAGATCGACGACATTCTCGAGGCCATCGAGACAATCGCAACACGTTGACCGGATTCTCCGGGGCACGTCGGCCCCGCTTCGGCGGGGTCGGCCTCTGCTTGTATCCACCATACACCCTAAGAGCACCGAAAGTTGCTTTAGAGATGCCTAGTATGGTATATCAGACACCTAACGGGTGTAATTGGGGTGCATCCAAGCATATACAAAGGGAGCGTATATGACCGAAACTGCTTTACAGCAAACCATTCGTCGTGTTTTCACGGAGCAAATGCTGAGTGAGGACGAACGACGCCTCCATCGAGAAATCTTTAACACCGCTCTTAGTGGGCTCGAGCACGAGGCTCTCGACTATCTGGAAGATGCGTGGACTAGCGCTACCGCGCTTTCCTCATACATCGGCAATGGAGAGAACCAAATCAATCCGCGCGATTCACTGGTCGGATTTCGTGACTGCTTGCCAGTCCACACCCTTCGTGAGATCTCGTTAGCGATTTGGATGGGCATCCTCGGCGGTTTCGAAGCCGAGGATGTTTTCTACGATACGGGCATGGGGCGTATGCGTCTGATCTGGAACGACGAGTGCCCAGTCAAAAGCAAAGCATCACGTACCGGGGTCATTTTGGGAGCGACCCGTGAGCCAGACGACTTGCAAGAGCGTATAGAAAAACACTTCCCACCATCAACCACCACACCCACCACAACAGGAGATTCTATGAATCCAGATACCTACTCTGCGTCGCTAGATCAGTTGATCAATGCGCACGATGTATTTGTTCGTGATAACGAAGGAGACTTTGAATCGGCAGAAAGTCTGTCCGACAAATTCCTTACGCACCTCGAAAACTCTGCCGACACAACCGATCAGACGGGTCGCATTGATGCGTTGAGAGCGTCGATTCAGGCCCGCGCTCTTAGCGACGACGAGTTTGAATTCGCAACAGCAGTTGGCGATGATTTGGCCACGAGCATTGCGGAAGTCGCCACGAAAACGCTGATTGGCGATGATGGCGACGAATCAGACGGCGAGTCCGACTCCGGTACAGTGCCCACGATTTCCGTGAAAGCGGATTTCAAAGCGGTGCTCGACACAATGCTGTCAAACGCCACGTCTGGCGGTGTCAAGGACGCAGACGACCTGATTGCCAAGATTCGGGATGGGCAGGTCGCAAAGCAGGAAGCAGACAGTCTGCGTAAGAAGATGGGCTCGATGTCGTCAGCACCGACGATGCCCGCACAGGTTGAGGCCAGTGGGGATATCCCCGAGGGCGAGATCGAACAGAAACTGGCGTCAGACGTTTTCAAAATCAAGCGGGGCAAGCCCGCCTTCAAGTTCGAGATCCCTGTGTTCAAGTGGGATTCTCCACACCCCCATGTCCCGGCTATCGACCCGGATTACATCTTCCAGGCGATGCCACTCCTCAATCTCTTGCAAGCCTTGGTGTCTGGCGAGCGGTCGTATCTCGTTGGTCACACCGGGACAGGCAAGACGACACTGATCGAGCAGACGCTGGCTCGTATGAACTGGCCGATGATTCGCATCAACTTCGACTCCGAGATCACCCGCATGGATCTGATGGGCCGTGACGTTCTCACGAACGACGGTGGAGTCACGACTTCCAAGTTTGTGGATGGTGTGTTGCCCACGGCGCTCAATGGGCCTTATGTCTTGGTCTGCGATGAGGTCGATCGCATCAGGGCTGAGGTTTCGTATGTGTTCAACAGGATGCTTGAGGGCAATGGACTGCTCATCACCGAGGACGGTGGTCGTTATGTCAATGCTCACCCCATGCACCGTCTGGTGGCTAACGCCAACACGGTGGGGCAGGGAGATGACTTCGGTCTATATCAGGGCGCACGGCCACAGTCCCAAGCGTTTCTCGACAGGTTCACTCGTTGGATGAACGTCGAGTATCTCAAGCCGGGCGAGGAAAAGAAGTTGCTTATGGCGAGATCACCCGCACTGCCGGAACGGTTTGCTGACGCCATCATGCGGTACGTCAAGGAACACCGGGAAGCGTTCGTTAATGCAGAGATCCTGCAACCGTTGTCGCCACGAGGCGTTATCAGTTGGGGCCAGACGTTGACGAACTTCCTTGCGCTGTTGCCGGATGAGAACAAGGCCAGTAGCGAGGCGTTCGAGGTCTGCATATTGAACCGAGCATCACCACAAGACCGCGCTGTGCTCAAGGGTATCCACAACCGAGCATGGACGGTCGCAACCGAGGAATCTGCATAAATGAAATGCGTCAAACAAACATCAACGGGAAAGATCGTACGCATGAATGACAAGGCTGCGTACGCCTTAGTGAGTAAGGGCAAAGCGCAGTTTGTGCCCAAACACAAATGGAGAGAAGGAGGTCGCAAACGATGAGTGGTTACTCACTTACGGATCACTCGATGTCCACCGAGAACTTCACGATCGAAGCACATGGCACGGGGCGCACGTTCGGTCGGAAGTTCGACATTAACGTGGTGTTCAGTGGCGACCAAGCGGGAACCAATGGGAACACCATTGTTCTGCCGTCGTTGCCAAGCGGGAAGCAGTTGACGTCTGAGCAGGTGCTTGTGGCGAGGGGTTACATCGACCACGAGGCCGGTCACGTTCGGCATAGCGATATGCCCCTGTTGGCCCAAACCAATAAGCAATGTGCAAAGGACGGCAACAAGATTCTTCCCCGCCTGATAAACGCCATCGAGGATGTGCGTATTGAGGATCGAATCATTGACGAATATCCGGGGTCGTTACGCAATCTGACTGCGACTACGGAGGCCGTTAATTCCGAGTTCCTCAATCGCCACTCCGAGTCAGACGCTGTGTCAGACAGGCAGAAAATCATGACGATTGCGCTGACATGGCAGGGTCGAAAACTGTTGGGTTACGACACCGACACCAATCAGAAGTGCATTGATCTGTTGCCAGAGAAATTGCAGAAGGAGTCCGAGGCATGGGCGAGGGCGATCAAGGCGTGTCGGAATTCGGCTGATGTCGTTGAGCTGGCGCGACGTATCGACTCAGACATCCGTGAGAAGCAGGAAGAAGAAGGTGGCGACCCGATCATTGATGAGCCGTACGAGGCAGATGGCGAGGGGGAAACCGGAACCACGGAAGTTCGCAAGGCTCGATCAGCATATGGCAAAGCACACGAGTCCAGTGGGGATCAAAACCCCTTAGAGATCGAACCCGCTGATGCGCTTGAGAGCACATGGCGGGACAAGATTGACGAAGGGGATCGGGAGCGTGCGTATCGACCGGAGAGCACGGCCAGTGACAAGTGGCACACACGTCACGACAAGAAAGCCAAGTACACGGGAGGCGCTAATAACAACCGAGCAACAATCTCGCAGATCACGAGCAAAAACGCTGAACACTACGAAGAGATTAAGAGGGAGATGGTGGGCAAGGTGAACACCATGCGCCGGAAACTCGAGCGGGCCATCACCGCAAAGATGGAACGCAACTGGGACTTTGGTCGTCTGGAAGGGAACCTCGACTCGCGCCGACTCCCGGCTGCCTACAAGGGCGAGCCTAATGTGTTCAAGGCACGGGAAGAAACTGACGACTTCGATACCAGTATCGAAATTCTCATCGATCTATCCGGCTCTATGTGTGGTCAGCCCGCGTATCTGGCAACCCAAGTCGCAATCGCATTGGCCGAGTGTCTGGAAAGAACGCCAGTCGAGTATGAAGTGTTGGGCTTCAACAACTCGACCGGATTCGTCCATAACGATCCCGCCAGAAAGTTTGCGCGGGGTGGTGCCAGACCGAAATCTTCGCGGTATGGCGCTCTCGATATGTATGTGTTCAAGGAGTTCGATGAGCGACTGTTCGATGCTCGTGGCGCGATGGGTCGCATCTACTACTGTGTTGCTGGTTGCAACTCAGACGGTGAAGCGGTGCTCAATGCGTGGGCACGGCTGCGGGTGAGGCCAAGCAAGAGAAAGATCCTGATCGTGTTGTCAGACGGATACCCGGCCTGCAACACATCGTTTGGTCAGGGGCATCTCGATCAACATCTTCGAGATGTCATCGAGATGGTTTCCAAGAAGGCCGATTGCGTGGGCATCGGGATCATGAGCGACGCTGTTCAGCAGTTCTATCCACGGTGGCAGGTGATCGATAACTTGAATGACTTGCCAAAAGCAACGATGGATGAGTTGGGCAAGTTGCTCATCAACGATCGGTACAAGCCAGACAACTCGGATCTCATGAAGGCGAAGCACGCATTGCGAGCTGCGTAATGGGGCCGAAGAAAAAATCAGTAGGCACGGTCGACAGTGAGTGGATGAAGCACTGGCCCAAGCGACCATGGGAATTCTGGATTCAAGTGGCCAAGGTAGTAAGGGCGCGGAAGATCCGGCACGTAGACATCAAGAAAGTACAGGAGATATGTCGAGAAGTGGAAACGCAATCAAGCAGGAGAAAAAACCATGAGTAAAGGCGACAACAAGCAAGTGGATGCGATCACATCAAAGGCGCTTGACGATCTGTTCGAGGACAAGCCGAAGGTGAAGCCAAAGAAAACAAGTTATTCGAGCGACACATATTGGAGAGACACACCGTCTCGTGGAAGTGGCCCTTCGTATTGGGACTATGGAAGCAGGGATATGTTCGGACGGGCCAGTGACTACGAGTACGACAACGAGCCGTACGACTGGTCAAAGCACACCACAACGAGCACGACCAAAACGAAACCAACGTACGGATACACCCTCGAGCAGACGTTGTTGGATGACATCGAAGATAACTCGCGCAACGGTCGTCTGGAAGTTGATCCCGAACTGCTAGAAGACTTTGTGGATTACGCACTCCAATCAATCGACAACTCGTTTCGGGATCTCGATATCTGGATCGATGGGGGAAAGCACACGGATCATCTTCGAGCCTTCCTGAAAGGCGCATTGGAAGAAGGCGATCTTGAGAAAACCGGAGGGCGCGCGCTCTCCATCATTGTCAACACGAAAGAGGAAAAGCAATGACCCAACTCACAATCAAGCACGACGTACTGGCAATCGAGGTCAAGCAGGACATCACCGCCCGCAAGGGAGACATTCTGGTTGTCTCATCAGACGGAACTTATGGGGTGGCCGTGTTGCCGGGAGTGTCCTTCGGGATCGCAGAATCCGGCAATGTCGTAACGAGTCCGAAGAAAGCGCTCCCAAAGATTTCCGCACCGTCGAACAACAAGAGCCATCGACAGAAGGGTCGTCTGGATGAGGAACTCCCCGAGTTAAATGAGCGGGAGTTCAAGTACCTGGACCTCTTGTCCAAGTATGAAGAGCCATGCACGACCAAGGAGATCGCAGTCTTGTGCGACGAAGACTACGAGAAGGGTCACGGGGCTGCTCAGACGAATGTACTGATGCGAATGGTGACAGCGTTGTTGGTCGAGCGGGAACGTATGAATGGCAATGGCACGACTCAAAGAAATGGAGTCTATGGGTACTCGATAACCCGGAAGGGAAAACGCGTGCTCTCTGAGAATCACAACATCACACTCAACCTTAAGGAGGTTGCATGAGCGTAAGCAAAAGCGTGGCAATGGTGGTCAAGATCGTCGGTGGTATGAACAAAGCAGAGAAGAAGGAATGTTCTGATCTGCTCGCGCCGATATTGAAAATGAAGAAGGGGAAGGGATCTTCGCAACCGTATTGGATCAAGAAGGTGGATGACGTTGACCCGAGTCAGACGGGTCCGTACGCCATCAACGGCCAGTGGTTGCGGGACACAGGCAAGATGGAGAGCGGTGACATCTGTGTGATCGGCATCAAGTATCCGCAGGAGGATCGCCGGTATGCCATCTGCACCCACCAGACGGGATCTTCAGTGTCTTACGAAGCGGGCTCAATGACGCTCGACTTCGAGGATGTGGCTGAACTCAATTCGTACAGTGCATTTGCTGACTGTCTCACCAAGTTGAAAAGGTTAGTACCCGCATCGAAAGCGGCTTAAGCAGCAGTTGGATTATGACTGAGGGTTTGGGTGAGATCCTGATTCAAGCCCGCCTCGATGGGCCAACTGTTGCTCATCATGAACTATCCCTGTAAGGCGGGCACTCACCATCCATCCATCTCATTTTGCTAGGAGGCAATTCAATGACGGTATCACGAGGACTTTTCAAATCGAAAGCGCAAGGGCTTGACTGGGACGGTCATCAGGAAACAAAAGAAACTTCACGACAAGGGTACGGTGGCTCGGTCGCTATCGAAACGCATTATCCCGGTGGCGCTTGGATGACGGCGCTGATAATTCGACCCTGCTTGTTTGATGAAGAGCCGGTCGGTTCCGAGAAATGGCTCAAAAATAATTGGGCCGGTCTCGAAAAATTCAAAGGCAAATTCAAAAAAGAGTTTACTGCATACCGGGTCTGGGCTACGACGCTTCATGACAAATCTGGGTCGCACCCAGGCGACTGGATCACACACAGTAGCCAGGTAAGACAGCGGGAGCAGTTCATAGTCGCTTGGGCCACTGGCGTTGCCATCGAAACTGGTAGGCCCGCGACGCTGATTACCTACCCGGACACGGAAGACACCACTGTCTTGCGTGCACCACTGGCTCATGACGGGCCGGGATACATCGAGACGGACACTTCATGGGATGAACTGGATTCCATGTTTGGGAGTGCAGCATGAGGCGTTGGCGCTTCCACATTTCTGTTGTTAAGCGGGTCTACCCAGACGACAAGGACTTGCCAGACGAGATGCGCGAGGCGTTGTCTGAACTCGAAGAACTTAGTGATGACGGGCGCTGTTATCAGGAGTTGCACAGTCTCCGTCTGAACTTCACTGATTCTGTTTTGTTCGTGCTGTTGTTGTTGCTTGGGCTCGAGTCCGTTATTGGATCTTGGTGGTACTACGTCAATGCTTTTATAGGAGGCTAATTATGAGAACGAAAGAGCAAGTAAAAACTGACTACAAGGGACTGACGCTGGCGAAAGCGCAGGTCAAGGAGATCGCAAAGAACGACTGGATCACGCTCGATGAGCCGACGTTTGTGGGCTGCAAGTTTGATTACCGTGGCCAGAATGTTGCGGAGGAAATGTTGGATATCAGCGATGAGTTTTGCGATCACGTTAATCGAGACGCTTTCATTCACGGTGCGGATTTTCTCATCGTGGCGTATCGGCCAATGAAGGAGGAGGATGACGATGAGTAAGAAAACAATCTACGAAGTTCACCTTGATGGCGACGTTCACTATTGGACACTCGACCGCGTCGTTGACCACATCAACAGCGACCGTGGCCCGGAGTGGGTTCCTTATGAAGCGTCCGATTGGAAGGAAGGGTGGAGCAACTTTTGTGAAGGCGATGTTCTTGAGTATGAACTGACGATGACAAAAGACATGGAAAGGGAGAAGTTACTTTCGCGAGTGTTGGGGCACATCGTAGAGGACGTGCGTAACGACGATCTAACTGCCATTGATGAACTGATCCGTAAGTTGGATGACAAGTGGCTCAAGGGGTATTTACCTGAGCAGATCGGTGACAACCCCGCTTATCGACAGGGGTATGCAGATGGCGTTGCGGAAGTTCTTAATCATGTAAAGCGGTTTGGCAACTAAACAGGAGGACGAAGATGTGGAAAAAACATAAGCGATACGGTGATGAGAGCGGGCCTGACTACATGATTGATCTCGAAGGGCCAGACGGGAATGTGTACAACTTGTTCAATGCGATTGAAACCGTGATGGGCGATGAAAAATATATAGAGGAAGCCAAGAATGGCGAACACTATACGAACCCAGACGACAACGCCTACGAAGGGTACGAACGCATCCTTGATTACATGTTGACCATGTGCCCGGAGATTGAGTTTCGTTTTAATGGGAAACTGATTCAGCAGGTTTACCCGTGTTACCACGACGCTGTATGCAAAACAAAGGGGGTACACAAAATATTTTCCGAGTGCGAAACGGAGGGTAGAGATGAGTAAGAAAGTCGATGCGCTTGTCATTCGTGCGAAATATTTGGGACTGTCGGCTCGCGCAATTAGTAACCCACGCGGGGGATATCGGAAGCACCACCCGCTTGGCTCTACGTATTCGCCGAAGCGTGTAGTGGTGATTGATGGCAATTCATTTTCGCACGGTGGGGCTAAACAATTCTTGGAAGCACGGGAGGTGAAGTAATGCCGATTATTCGTGCATATGCAGAGAGTTACATTGCTCAGTATCGTAACATACTCGGTGCCAATCGAATTGTGCAGTTTGATGTCCGTGATGAAGTTGAATGCCGTAATGCAGTTATCAATGAATTAGGACATGATATTGATGAAGAGGCTGCTCCCCTCCGTATTGAGTATTTCAATGCTGATGGTGTCCATACTGATACATGGACGTGTGATAATGTTTTCGATAGTGACCTTCGTCATCAGTGGGGGCTAAACAATTCTTGGAAGCACGGGAGAAACGACGATGAGTAAAGATTGGGAAGAGTCACTGGCTGATGCGATTGCAAATGACCCGTATCAGGGGGCAGATCCGATACTGTACAACCTCGTGATCGCAAGAAAGATCACGCTTGTTACCACTATTCAAATCGAGGGTACGAGCAAGGAGTCAGCGGTGGAAAGATTCCAACATCAACTTGAGTCAGGTGAATGTAGCGCGCTCGATGACGAGAGTATGTGGGGCGAGTGCATGGCTTACCAAGTCCACAAGCGCGATCCTCATGAGGACGAGTATGAGGTTATTGATGTGGAAGAGGACGTCAAGGAGGCAACATAATGGATTTCGAGACGGAGTTTCGGGCGCAAGTAGCAAAGTTTGACGGCTTGCCGTCATCAGTGCGTGACGAGTTCGAAGACGCTGCAAGTTCGTTGGCAGAAGAAAGCATCCAGTGGGATGGCGAAGCCAGTAAGTCGCAGGCTCGCGCGAACCGCAAGATGGCAGTCGCAAGGTGGAACAAGTTGTGCAAAAGATATGGTGTTGATGTGCATCATGAATGGCATGAAGCTGCGTACAGGGGCATTTAACAGGAGGCAAACTGATGGGATACCACACCGATTTTAATGGCATGATTGAAATAAAACCGTCACTAACGGAGGAACACAAGGCGTATCTACATGCGTTCATGACGACCAGACGGATGGAGAGAGACGAAGATGAGGTGGCCAAGTTGCCTGACCCGCTGCGGGAAGCAGTTGGCTTGCCCATTGGAATTGATGGCGAGTTCTATGTGGGCGGTGTCGAAGACGTAGAAGAAGGCAGAGACGGACATCATCATCACAGCATCACCAATTACAACCATTCCCCCGGAGGGTGTCCCGAGTTGTGGTGCCATTATGAAATTCTGGGGGATTCAAACGAGCTCTATGCAGTTGATGGCAAGAACTACGCCTTCATAGAGTGGCTCTTTTACCTGAATGAGCAGTTCTTTCAGCCCTGGGGGTATCAGTTGAGTGGGAATATCGACTGGGATGGAGAAGACGAAGACGACAGGGGAGAACTCCACGCAAGGTACAACGAAGCAGAGGGGGTGAATGAGTTTGACACCGTTGTGATGGAGGTGCGGTGGCCTAAGCCGTTTACAGAAGGGGTCTGGGCGAAACCTGAGCCAAAGCCAGTGGTTGAGACTGTTATGAGCCTTGATTGGGACGACCTCGATCAACTGTTTAGTACCGGGAAAACCCCTTAAAAGCCCCGTGTCAGGGCTAATGAGTTGCGGAGTCGGGTGTGTTATGGGATATTTCAGACAGTCAATCAATGACTAAGGAGGTAGCAAATGAATGAATCGCCTGTTGTGATAGCGCGAAGCGGGCGGGCTTCGCAGATTCCGTGAAAGAAGAAATAAGGGAGGCGAATTATGGCGAGGCAAGAAGAACGTCTTGCGATACTTGAGGTAAAAGTTGAAACACTTACGAGGATGGTAGAGGCATTAGCCTCGGGAGAATCAGGGGGAGCAACAGTGCTTGACTCTGACGAGGCAACAGCACTTGGACTGCTGACGACTAAGCAACACAAGTGTTTGCAGATGCTTTTGTTGGGAGCAACAAACCCGGAGATAGCAGGACGGTTTGGCGTTTCGATAAACACAGTGAAGGTGTTTGTCAGAACGATTGCTCAGAAGTTCGGCGTGACGTCGAGATCACAGATTGTAATGAAGGCAGCGCGGATCTTTGAGCAGATGCCAGACGATGTGTATGTTGGTATCTCGGGAGGGGTTCCCAAAAACTGGGCGAAGGAGGGCTCGAATGGCAAAGGCAAGAAGAAGCGGACTTCGCGTAACAGAGCGTGACGGTTGGTTGTGTACTGATGGCTATGTCAACGGTGTGCGCCATCGAAAGAAACTTGGTCTGCGTCCAAGCGATATAGCAGAAGCGCGGATCAAGTGTCTGGATATCGAGCGTCGCCTTCTGTTAAGCACGGGCAAGGGAGCAGAGCATCAGACGACATTCTCTGAGTGCGCTGATGCTTACCTTGATCGGCCAGAAGGGGTGTCTGGTACTCAGGCAAGGATGGTTAATCTACAAAAGCACTACTGGAAAGATACGCCAGTGGTGGAGATTAAGCCGACTGACGTAGCTGCATACGTTAAGAAGAGACACAACGGCAACAAGCCCGGCAGTATCAGACGAGATCTGAGCGCGATGTCCAGTGTGTTCAATCACGCCAGGGAACTGGAGATGATTAAGGTGGTTCCGAAGGTGCGCAAGCCCACGGTCGACGATCAGCGGGTTCGATATCTGGAGTTGTTCGAGATCGAACTGGTGCTAAGAACGGCCAAGGATGACATCAGACCAGTGCTGACTGCCCTGATTTACACGGGGGGCCGTCTGAATGAGGTGTTGGGGCTGGATTATCGGAAGGTTCTCGAGAAAGACGGCCAGTGGTTTTTTGAGTACGGCACTCGGAAGGGCCGGGGCTCGATGCTCAGGCGTCGGCAGGTTCCGGTGCATGAGAAAGTGATGAAGTTTGTTGATGAGAAAGCGCGAGATGGATTAGTATTTCCGAACGCGCGGGGTGAGCGTTGGTCAGACAAGACGTTTCAGGACAGGTTCTCTGCGCTGATGGATGAGTGCGGGATCGAAGACTTTGTGCCAAACGATTGTCGACATACCTTCGCCTCACATCTAGTGATTAACGACACGGGGATTAGGAAGGTTGCCGACCTGCTTGGTCACAAGACTTTAGCGATGGTGATGCGGTATTCACATCTGGCGCCAAAGAATTTAACGAGTGCGATCAATGGATTGAAGTGGGTGACATTCGATGACGTACTACTAGATGCACCCGAAAGTTGTGGTCACATAAAAGTTGTAAGGTAATTTTGTACGGGCGACTAAAATCAATTTAAGTAATTGATTAGAAAAAGAACGGAGAGGTGGCCGAGCGGCTGAAGGCGCTCCCCTGCTAAGGATTCTAAGGGACACCTTTGGTTGTTAATTGGGTGCAAGTTTGGTGCGCAACTCCTTCTTTTCATAATCGTTTTTACACCTTCGGGCGTTATCTTGGTGCGAAGGCTTATGCTTAAATTTTTGACTTTGGTCACAAGTGAGCCGATGCTTAATGTGTTGATCTATAAGGAGAGACACAAAGAGGATCTAAGAAGAAGGAAAACAATATGGCACAGACAATGACACAAGCCGAGAAGAAAGAAGCAGATATGGTCAGCGCAATCGAAGTGTTGGAAACAACAATCGGCCAGTTGGCTGAAGCGCGTGACCGTATGAGCACACAAGTCGGCGATGCGATCGAAGATCTAATGGACGCAATGATTGATACACGGCAGGCTATTGTTGGGGAGAGATCACAGCCATGCCGGAACAGCAGATTTTGCGGAAATTATGTTCCCGTTGACTGCGATCCCGAGGGTGTAACCTTATCTATCGTACAAGACTGAAGTCTCTCCAATAATTCTGGCACTGGTGTGCCAGTTGCGATGGATGCCCTGCACAGTCGGCAATGCAGGGCAGTCATCACAGGCGAGTTGTATTCGGCGATCCGACAAGCGATCGGTCGCTCTTCGTAGATATCACATAAGTTCTCTTCCGTGAGGTGCGAGCATTGCTCGACCTCGCGCGTCTCTAGGTTGATGCGCTTGCAACAAGCGCCCTGACAATCGCAACCTATTCCCGCATCAGATACTGCCACGCGTCCCTGTACTGCGCCCATTTGCTGTCCTCGTGTAAGTTGACTGTTAATTTTGATTTCACGTCTGACAATAGAGGTTCAGACGGGAAGATGAATACGATGTCTCGGGGGATGATGTACGCGACCAGGCAGTCGAAGTCGTCTAGTGCATACGGAACCTTCTTCCCGTGGGAGATCTGGAACCCGTAGTATTCGCCGTACTTCCTACGACTGTTATCAATCGTGGAACTGGACTTGATCTGGACGCGTCTGAGGAACCCGTCGTGTTCGGTGACGCAATCGTAAGTGCAGTTATCGCCGAATGGAAAATTAACGACAATTCCTCGCTCGAGGGCGTTGGCGCAGAAGCGGAGTTCGCCTAACTCGCCGACTGTTTTGTGCGGGAGCACCGCCAACTCTCGAGTTTGTCCCAAAGTTTGCGGTCAATGTCTGAGAAGGCTCCGTGTTGGGAGGCCCAAATAGCAAAGGCATCAATCGCGTCTGATTTGGTTTTCGCGCTTGAGAGTTTTTGTTGTAGTTCAGTTGAAGACATTTGTTGTGGTTTCTGCCGCGCTCGGGACATCTTGATATAAGTCTCCACTTTGTCTGAGATGACACCGGGTAAGGTGTCGTATGGAAAATAGGGATCTCTCATCTGAGTCTCCCAATTAGGGGGTAATAGCCCCTAATATTTCTTTGTGCTCCAAGGAAGGCCGGTGGGGAAACTTCCATGTCGGCCAGTGGCGAAATGAGCAATGTCGTCACGGATATTGCGCTCGTCTTCGAGTGGAGCAGTTGTGCTAGTCGGATATTCGAAGGGCATCACAGGCGGTCGAAAAGAGTGGGGGTATCTTTCATTCGCCGGGATCGGGAAACTTCCGTGCCTCCCTGGGGCATACTGCATCATGGCTTGACGGAGATTGCGCTCGTCTTCGAGTGGTGCGCCACCGCCAAAGACGGTTTTACTCCACCCCTCTTTAACCCTCCTCATAACTGGAAGTTTAATTTCAGATGCGAGATTCACCCCTCCCTGATCTACTTGGTATATAGACTGAACTTTTTTGCCAATGGTTTGGAGCATTTCCTTGCCCCCGCCATAGAGTTCTTGCAACGCTTCGCCCCACCCGATACCAAGTGTGCCCGGAGGGGTGCGTCCGTCGTCTGGTTTGTTTCCGTATCCAGCCATGTTTCTATTCTTACTCCTTATGTAAAGTTTTTCGTCCCGTCTGAGCCCCCGCCAGGGGGGCGAAGACTCACTTCTTCTTTTTCTTGTACCCGCTGGCGTATGCTGCTCGGGCCTGTTTCTGTGCCTGCGCCTTAGATGGGTACGTCTTGCCCTTGCTTCCCCACTTGTATCCGCCGTTGGTTTTCTTGACTGGCATGGTGTTATTCCCCGTCTGAGGGTTGGATATCTAAGGAAAAATTGGGGGGTGACTCATCTGATGAGCCAGTGTTTTGATTGCGTGCCACCGTCTTGTGGCAGCCACATCTGACATTGCTTCGAATCTTCGTAACTCGTTCAACCGTGCCAACTGGGATCTTGTTAATCCCGCCCCAAGTGTCTGGCGGGAGGTGGGTGTCGGCCAGGATAATCCAGTCCTCAGTCTTTCCAATGAGAATTCCATAGGTGTTCATGATCCATACTGGTTCGTCTGAGTCGAAGTCATGCCAACCGCTGACTTGTTCTGCGTCGATCCATTCCACGCAGACGAGTTCGTGTTGTATTTCGCAGTCGGGCATTCAAAACTCGAACATGGTTTCCATGAATCGCATCTTTAAGAAGTCGAACGCAGCGATGGTCTTGTAGCTCTCCTCAGCGCAGGCTGACGACCAGCACGAGCTGGTTGTTCCGTCTGAGTTAATTGCCACCACCGCCAGTCCCACCACCTCCCCCTTCTTTACCTGTTCCCTCAGTTCCTCGATCACTGACATCGCTGACCCAGCGGCCTGTTCTTTTTGGTTCAAAATTCGACCCACTACTTTGTCGCCCGTGTCTGCCAGTTTCAGTGACCGCATCTAAGTTCTCCTGTTGTGTTGTTGCGTCCCTGGAAAGATAGTAGCGGTATAGCAGGAGCAGGTCGTCCAATCTGAGCACGCACAATGACTCGCCAGTGGTTTGGCGATTACGTCGATTAACGACAATCGCTATGTCGGGGCAGTTGGTGGCCAGTTTATTACGCTCAGCTTGGCGCATGGCGTCTAGGAAGTTGAGGCGCTCGACCCGTTTGGCCTCGATAAATAGATCTGGTACGCCAAGGAGGTCCGCGCCGCCGGAGGCAAAGACAGACCCGCCGCCAGAGAGGGGTGCGCGCTTGGCGTCGGTGCCGACTGCCTCGTTGATGTAGGCGGCCAGTTCGCGCTCGAACTTATCGCCCTTGGCTTTGGCGCCTCTTCCGCTCACACCCATGGATCGTAATCTCCACGGGCTTTGCAGGGGTCGCAGAGGAACTGCATCCTTGGCCGGGGGTTGGTGTTCTTGCAGCGAAGGCAGGGGCGTCGCCAGTGGTTGACGGACTTCTTCGATCTGCTTGACTGATACTTGGCGCCTGCGAAATCTTGCAGTCCTTCTCGGACCAATATTCGTTTTAGGGTATCAGTGCAAACGCCGATGCGTTTGGCCAGTTCAGGGTAGGTGTGGTTGTTGTGGTTGTTTCGCAGCCAGCTCATATCTGCATCTGAGATGCGGATTTTCTTTGGCATGGACGCAAATTATACCCAACAAGCACCCCAAGTACACCCAAAGGTTGACTCGTGGCAATGAGTCAGGCAAAATCAAAAAGCCGTTCAGGAGCGCAGGACACCAGAGCAATGATTTCCGGCTCCCTAGCGGACGCCGGAAATGATCAAACACTAGCGGATAAGCAGATGTTCAACGGCTTTTTGAGGGAGCAAATGATTAAGATGATTTCGAAGATTTTTAGCTGGGAGTTCATCGTTGTTTTTTACATTACTTTGGCAGCGGTGTTTCTACTATCGGGGTGCGCAGCCAGGTTGTCGGCAACTGTCGGGGATCACACTGTCCACACTGGGTTTCATTTGACGCACAAGGAGAGTTCAACCAATGACTGAACTAGCAAAGAAATTCTGGACAATTACCTACATGACCGGGGCCGTGGCAATCGTTCTGGCCCACGTATTTCTTGTCGGTTGCGTAGAAGTGGGATCGACCAGTGGTGGCGCATCGAGCGATGCTGATGCCACTGGTGGCTCAAGCAACCAGACTCAGGAACAGGCGCCAGCCGAATAGATTTACCCCCGCTGCCTGAAATTCACGTTAAATACGTCGGATAGAAGGTCTGGTCACTGGTGGGTAGCGGGGGTGAATGCTTCGTACGGAACACTCAGGATTTCGTACAACCACACGATTGTTTTTTGCCACTGGTAAGTTGATCTGTACGCACGATTGTAGATCTCCCGCAGTCGCAAGCGCAGAGCCAGTATTTTCTTCCGAGTCTTGCCCCAACAGACTTCGGAGCAGGGCTTCTTCTCAAGATCGTAAGTTGACCAAAACGCGCGCCCCTCGAGAAGTCTGCTGACGCCCGGATCATCCGACCCACTCCTTAACTGCTTTGAGCGGTTTATGAAGGGTCTTTGCGATCTCTTTCAAGGGTGTGCCCTGACTCGCCAACGCCTGAGCCTTCTGTCGGGGGCTTCGGCTACCCACCACCATCCGGCTTTCGTCCTGATGGTTCACCCCAAACCCAACCCATTGGCCCCACTCATGGTGCTCTGTCCACTCCCGTACCTTCCTGTAACGCAGTTCCATCACCATCTGTAGATCGAAGTCCTCAGACAGCGAACGGCTCATAGCGGGGAATACAGGCGTGCTGTACGACGCATCCCAGATCCCCGCATTTTGCTTGGCTGTTGTCTCGTCTTCATAGACCTGCGCGACCCTGATCTGGGTGTCGAGAATCGCAAGTTGGCCGGTCGATCCGGCTTCCCGACCAAGGCCTGACTCACCCGGCTTGTTGCTGTGGTGTACCGAGATAACTGCCAGCCCCATGTCCCGCAGTCTGAGAAGCACTCTGTTGACGTACGACCAGCCCTCAGCGCTGTTCTCTTCCAGGCCCACGAAGGCAGAGCGATTGGTATCAATAACGACAATCTCAGGGTTGGCTGCTTTGATGACCGTATCCAGGCGGCTCAAACCCCCCGGTTTTTTCAAGTCCATGTCCTCGTCTGAGAAGGGCGCCCAGACCTGGTAGTACCCCTCACTTGGCCCATACATTCCTTCCAGTGTTTTGAGCCGGGATCCGATTGTGCCTCGCCCCATTTCAAAATCGAGATATAGAACTCGAGCCCGTCTGCCAAGGAGGTAGGGGCCGAAGCGGTCTTGGCCAGTGGCGGCGGCATATAAGATGTGTTGTAGGAACATCGACTTTCCCGACCCGGAATAGCCGTGGATTTGGGTGATTGATTCGGGCCAGAGCCATGGCTCAACGATATAGGCACGGCTCGAGGCTTCCCCGATCAGGCGATCAGCATCGTTCTCCGTGAGTAACACGATGTCAGACGAGGGTTGTGCAGGCTTCTCGTGTTTCTCTAGGCGCTCGGGGTGATTACGGCGCTCAGCGGCTTCCATCGAGGCGACTGTCGCGAGGAATTCTGGTTCGGGGAGAGGCTCTTCGAAGAACTCCCGCATGAATGACCGGCCCTTCGCGCGCAGCTCGTCGCCCCAAAAGCCCCGAATAATTGAGTCGCTGATGTGTCTCATCACACGATCATTGCGACCGTTACCGCAGCCCGAAGGGATCTTCAGGGTGGTGGGGAACTTATCCCTGACAAACTGATATGTCTTGTCCCACTCTGGGATGTGGTTCCTAGCTGAAACTGACGACAGATCGAGGCTGGATAGGTCGAATTCTTCCCGCGTGTTGATGTCCACCACGCTGGCCGTGATCTGGGGGTCTGTCCAGATAGCCATATCGTCTGGGCTAATGCCCACTGGAATGTCCCACTCATACCCCTTGGATGGGGGGAGCAGGGCATAGCCACCGTCGCCCCGGAAATCGAGTCCGTCTATCTTGGGCCAAGAGACCCCGTCAGCGTTGACGCCTACCTTGTTACCCCGCAACTTGCCGTCGCCCGGATGCTCGAAGTACAGGTGACAGCCTTCCTTGCCCCGTTGGGTGCGGGTCTTGATGAAGGTTTGCAGGCCGATTCGATCAGCTTCTCGTTGTGCCTCGATAGTGTCGCAATCAACTATATAGATACCGGATATCGCGCCTGTCACAAGGGCGATGCCTGTATCTGGCCACTGGGTAAACCAGGATTCGACTTCTTCCGGGGTTGCTTGTCTTGTCTGAAACTCCTTCCATTTGATGTGAGGGATCTTCTTCCCCTGCCCAGAAACGCGAACGGGGATGATTGACCATCCCCGTTCAAGATATTCAAGCGCTGAGTCGAGTGTGTTAGTGCAGGTTTGGGTTGTGCTCGTTGTCATCGTTGTCATCGTTGTCGTAGTCCTCAAAGTATTCGTCGATTTTTAAGTCTGGGTGATGCCACTTCAGAGCTTCCAGCATTCGACTCGAGACATAACGATGCCTTATCCAACGGTACGGGGCGGTCCGGGGGGTGCCGAGCAGATTCGCCACGGCGCTTGCCCCCCCCATGTCTTTGACTAATCTGGCCACGTTGAATTTTTGTCGTTTCATGCTTGCGCTCCGTTCGGTATATGATACACTACTCGCATCCAAATCACACCCGGTCAGGTGTGACGCAGAGCATCAGGGGGAGCATCATGGAGAAAGACTGGGACTATCTTGAGCCAGGAGGGGGGGAAGAGAAACCCCTCAGCCCTGCGGCACAGTTATGTCGCGAGCGTCTGAATATTGAGCGCGGAATCAAGATTGCGAAAGAGCGCCTCAGCGAGATTGACGAAGAACTAAAAGAGGAATTCCCGAGGGACATTGGCGATTGGTCAATGGATCTTGACGGATACCTCGTGCGTTGTAAACGTGGGGCCAGATGGACTTGGGATACCGAGTTACTCAAACAACGATACGGCCCTGTGCCCCCGAAGTGGGTGACAACTACATATTCGATATCGAGAAAGGCGTACGAGAGGCTCGATGAAGAAGAGAAGGAGGGCATCACTGATGCTCTTTCAATAACACGGGGCGGGGCGAAAGTGTCCGTCCAAGAAGTGGGAGGGAAAAATGTTCAAACCGAAGAAAGCGAATGACGGTTCTGTGGCGTCAGCAAGCAAGACATTGTTAGTGGCGCATCATGGGTTCGGCAAGACTTATCAATGCCGATACCTTCAAGAGTCATTGGGGCCGGGGTTCATCATTAGTGGTGAAGCGGGGCTTAAGTCGATCGAGGACTGTGGCATCGACTACCTGGACTTCTCGTCGTGGGACGGGGTCAACGATCCTGAGCAGGGGATCTATTCATTCAAGGGGATTATCAAGATGATGAATACCCCCGACTTCAAAAAACAGAAGTACAAGTGGCTCTGTATTGATAGTCTTACCGAACTGTCTGATCGATGTATGGCGTGGGCCGAAGAAGAATTTGGCAGCAACGGTTTCGAGAAGTACGGGGCGCACAGTACCCAAATTATTGGAGCCATGAAGTATGTGCGTGATCTGCCCATGCACATTTATATCACTGCGCTTGCTGCTGAAGAGCAAGACGACAATGACCAGACGCATTACTGGCCACTGCTCAAATCAAAGAAGGTGGCAAAGCAGGTGCCAGCGCTATTCGATCATGTGTTGTGCGGGATTCGCCGAACGACGGGCGACCCACCGCATGTGCATATCGAGCGCTTCATCATCACTGAAGAAGTAAAGGGGTGGCACGGAAAAGTTCGCGATCCGCGCAATCGGCTTCGGCCAGTTGAGCGGTGCGACAACATCATATCCCTGTTCGATCGTATGTCTATGGACGACAACGAATATGGGAAGTGGGTTGAGACGGCAAAACGCGCCAAAGCTGAGGCGCAGAAACAGAAACAGGAGAAGAAATCATGAGTGAGTGGACAGGCTTTGCGGATTTAGATTTGGGTAATGTTGATGTTCGTGGTGGTAGTGCGATCCTCGAACCCGGCAACTACAACTGTTCGGTGATTAACGCCGAAATCGTGAAGACCAAGAGCGGTCGGGGGCGACAACTGAAGGTTGAGTTCCGAGATGAAGGTGGATCTGGCACCATCACCGACTGGCTGAACATCCAGAATGAAAGCGATATCGCTCAAAAAATTGGCCGGGAAAAACTGAAGGCCATCCTCGAGTTCGGGGGTCACGACAACCCCAATAAGCCCGGAGATATATCGACACTGTCTGGATTGCGTGTTGGTGTGTCGGTCGGGATGAGCAAGGAACGCAAAGATCCCCGAACAGGCAATGTGTATGGGCCTAAGCGCGAGGTGAAGACATACTATCAGGCGAATGGTGCGGTGCCTCCCACATCTTCGGGTGCCTCCTCCTCACCCGATGATGACTCGCATCTCTTTAACGACGAGTTGAACTTCGCCTGACCACTGGGGGGCGGGAAACCGCCCCCCTTTTTTTATGTTGATCAAAGACATTCTCGAAAATTTCAATGCCTGGGATCGACATCAGGAGTCAGCCCCTCGCCAATATATTGGCGCTTCGATTATTGGAAATGAGTGTGAGGCATATCTGGCGTACTCGTTGCGAGGCTTCCCAGAAGATCCGATAAGCCCGAAACTTAAGCGAATCTTTTTGCTTGGGCACAAGATTGAAGACATTGTCGTTGCCGACATGAAGACAGCAGGTCTGGATGTTTTTGAGAAAGACAACATCACTGGACGGCAATATGAATTAACCGATCACGGTGGCCACGTTCGTGCTCACATGGATGGTCGAGTCGTCATTGATGAAGAGCTGCTTTTGTTAGAAGTCAAAAGCATGAATGACTCTAATTGGAAGAAGTTTAAGAAGCATGGGGTCGCAAAGAGTCACCCCAAATACGTGGCTCAGTGCCAGTTGATGATGGGGCTGGGAAATTTCGAGCGATCGTTTTTCATCGCATATAACAAGAACACGTCCGAGTACCATGCGGAGTACATCGACTTTGACCCATTCGTTTTTTCGAATATGCAGCATCGCATCGAAGTCGTGATGCGCAACCAGGCAAGGAAGATCTCGAGATCGTCAGACGATTGGAGATGTCGAATGTGTTTCAGGCAGCAGGTATGCTGGAATCCGTCTGAGGCGGATATTCCTAAGACCTGCGTTACCTGCGAAAATGCAGTGCCCGTGGACAAGCCAAACCATTTTAAAAAATGGTGGTGCTTACTTCACGATGAACCTGCTGAAGCAACTTGCGGACAGTACAACGCTTACTACCCCTTGGAGCTCGAATGAAAAACACAGAAGAATTGATCGATAAATGGCAGACAGCCGTTATTGCCTACAGGGATAAGAAGAAACAGTTGAACAAGATTGACATCGAAATCAGCAGTGTTCGCGCCAGATTGCAATGGCTTATGTTCGGAGACAACGAAGGTCAGGTGAAGAAGGCGCAGGACAAGGTCAGACACTTGCTCAAACATAAAGAAGAGTTGGAGAACCAACTTGCTGACTTGAAAGCAGATGCAGATATAAGAGAAGCCCCGGCGCGTGAAGCCTGGGCACTGATTGTTGCTAAGTGTGGCCTTCGATAAACAGAAATATCAACAGGATCAACTACAGTTACGGCACCATGCTGCGAGATACGCCTGGAAAAGACGGTTCGAACGAACGCCCTCCGGCATTAGTTGGGCCAGGTGGTTCGACAAGAAATTTGGGCTGACGTTAGAGGAGTATGCAGACTGGCTACGGGAGCACAACACGAATGCTAGTGCCTGATGGGTTTGAGTCCGCAGTCATCGGCGTTGTCCGCCGATTCTCAGACACGTTTATCTTGCTGGACGAAGAGAAGTGTATTGAACTGCTTGAAGCCGATGGCATGGCCTTCGAAGAAGCGATCGAATACTTTGAGTTCAACGTCATAGGAGCGTGGATGGGGCAGGGCACCCCGGCGTTTCTGTCAGCTCGTCTTACGATAGAGCTCAGGGAAGAGATGGGCTCAGACGAGATTACCAGCTAGATCCCCAGCCAGATCCCCAACTTCCACTTGATTTGCTTTTCCGAGCAGTCGCTTCTCCTGCGACTGAATCCACAACACCTTCCCTAAACGCCCGGATTCCACCAAGAATCGGGATGCGACTGGCAACTTGTCTGGCCGCTGCCCTGCGTTTCCCCGGTGCTTCGTCGCCCCTTATCATCGAGTGAGCGCCCTGGAATACTTCAATCGCTCCTTGTGTGTGACTGAAGCTGGGGCCAAGGAGTGCCGACATGATTCTGTTCACGCCGTACTGCCCGTTGTCTGCGTTGGCAGCAGCGCTGTGCATCAACTCACCGAGTAACGACAAGCCACCCAGATGCCCGAAGCCTTCAACGTAGTTGCCGAGCCATGCGTCCATGTCTGGATGGAGGCGCGGATCATAGCCGAGCGTCTCTGCTAATTCTTCCAAGCCGATCGAGTCGAGTGACTTGTTAAGAGATCGCTCTCGAAGGGCTGACTCGCGTTCGGTATCGCCACCACGGAATTGCGCGTAATCCTTGGCTGCCAGTGATCCGGCACCAAACCACGGGGCAATCGCCGCGAAATAGAGCAGGGGGGTTTTGTTCCCGGCTTTGAATTCCTGAATGATCCCCGTGGTTTCATTACGTCCACCGACCATACGGCCCATCATCATCGGGAATGACTTTAACTGGAACACCATAGCCCCGATCGGTGTTTGACCCCACATTGGGATGTCGTTCGGGTTGGGGGCGTAGATGGACTGGTTAGCAAATTTAATCAGCGACATCTTTAGAGCGTCGTCTGAGCCGATATCGTTCGGTGTATCGAGCTGGTAGGCGCCATCTTTCATCAGATGCTCGAGGCCGTACGATTTCAAAACACGAAACGCTCTCTTACCTCGTCGACTATCTTTGCCGTATTGGAAGTAATTTTTCTGCTCGGCCTTGAACCAGTTGTATCCGACCAATCCTGCCCACTCTCGTTGCATCTGAGTCCACGGAGTCAGCATCGTTGCATTGAAGAAAGATGTTGCAAGTTTCGATCCGTCCACACCGTACTGGTGAACCAGTCGCTCATGCACGAGGTTCTCGATGGCTATGCCGGATTCGCGCATCATGTCCCGGTAGTTCGGGTTTTTGGCCCAGTCACGCATTCCTCGGAGCCAAGCCTTAATTGATCCCGAACGGATTAGAGGCAGCACCGGGTCAGTGGTAGACGTCAGTGCCGTCCATCCAAGCAATGTGACTGCGGTGAAGTTGCGCGCCTTCTTCGATAAGTTATGTTGGGGCTCAAAGAACCGGCTGCCACCATCGATGGGTTTACGCTGAAGTGCGTTCATCATCATTTCGATGTGATCGAGTTCCTGAGAATGGATGACCGGATCTTCCTGAACAATCTTCATTGCAGCGACAATCGCATCGACTCGCTTACCCCATTCCGGGTTCGGCTCTTCAGACAGATCATCGAGATATTTCTTGGCGGCGAGAGCGCCACGGTTGCGGTACAGATCCATTGCTTGACGTACAGCAACTGCGGCGTCATTTCGTGACTCTGCACTGTAAGGTGCGTTGATGACCCGGTGCTTGAAGTTAGCGTGCTCTACGACAGCCTCGCCCCCGACTCTTCCCTTAATGGGACGCATCTTGATTGAGTCAGAAACGAGAAGATCAATGATTCCTTCTTCGCCTTCTTGGATGACTTTCTTGTATGCGTAGAAGCCGTGGTTCTTGACGCCAAACTTGTTGTGGAACAGCAGCCTGGATGTTGTGCCATCAAGGTACTTGACGAGCACGTCGCGCAGATTGTTTTCGAGGAAGGGCTCGAGCGCATCAACCATCTCGGGGTACTGATCCAGACGGATCAGCCTCTGGTAGTCGATGTGGTCAGTTACCTTGTCCCGACTTCCACCGCCAGCGGGGGGGAGATTGATGCCGTCTTCAAGCAGGAGCGTCTCAGTCATTCCATCAGCTCGGTGTAGCGCATCAGACATTGATAATGTCTCTCCACGGTCCTGAGCTTCGTGGACAAAATACCTGGCCATCCCCCGTCTGAAGTCATCCATGTTTCTACGGATCTTCTCTGTGCTCCAAATCTGGGGGAAGTAGTTTTCGATTCGGCCAGTAATGATTCCGGCCTTCTCCATTTCATTTATCTCGTCGGCGAACATACCGCGAATCATTGCTAGTGTTTCTCGACCAGCGGGGGTCAACGACTTCTCGTATTTATTCCCTGGAGCCCGTCTGAGCGCCTTCGCAATTTTTTCTTCTTCCGCCGTCATGTTCTTAGATAGCGGATTGGATTTCGACATCCATCTCTTCATTGCGCCTTTGACATTGTGGCCAGAAGTTGCGTCGTTCAAGCGCTTGATGATTGGCATGATCTTGCCAGCGAGCATGATGTGGTGACTTTCATAGTATCCGGTGCCTTCGACTGGGGCCACCCAGTCAGCAAACCAATTGCCGCCCCAAGCGCGGATCCGACTGGAGTTGGTTCTGAGCTGCAAGCCGCGAGCAACTTTCCGCACCTCCCGTATATCAGAGTCGGTGGCTTTCTTGCCCTTAAGCATATTCCGCATCGTATCGACCAGACGGGGCGATGTGCCTCCTTCTTCCAGGGAGTTACCGATTGCAGAGAAGTTCATCGCATTGTTTCTTGCGCGGGCGTCTGCGATGTGTGCGGACATCAAAATGCCGTTCGGGGTTACGCCATCGACCACATCAGCTCGCGGTTGAATAACGTGCTGGCTGAATACGTCTGACGTGCCGTCAAACTCTTTTGCTGTCAGCGCTTTGACCTGGCTCTGATCCCAAACCACAGCCCCATCAAACAGAGTTTCATCCCCATTATGGTCAACAAAACCGTGCGTGTATGTCATCCCATCGTAGCCAAGCTCATCTTTCAGGAACTTGGCCAGAAGTTCTTTTGCGTGTCTCTTGCCAAGCGAGTTTTGATTGGCGTGAAATGCGTCGACAAGCGCTTTGTATGTGTCGCTTCCGTTTAGTGGTCGGCTGAAGTTGGCGTCAATTCGGCGCAGCGCGAATGAATCAAGCACACCCATCGTTGATCCAAGTTCTACAATTTCTCTAATCAGGGGGCTGTTCATGTCGTAAGACCGAGCATCTCTGAAGTCAACTGGATGGTTAATGTGGGCAACCATCGGGATCATGTGGGGGTCATCGCCAATGCCGTGTTCGCGGAGCATGTCTTGCGCGAAGCGTTCGACATCGCCAGCGACCCGCATGTATTCTTTAGATTCACGAATGCTTCTGGCGATTCGTGAATTCTTGTTGAGATCCTCAAACGTCATGCTGGGATCTTCGTAGGTGATCTCCTGCTCGATTCGGCGAAGCAGGGCATTGTTGTGCCGGATAACATTTCGGGCATCGAGCAGATCGAGCGCGACACCGAGCATTTCTTCCGCTTCCTTGTCGGTCAGGGCGCCTTTCTCCAATGCGTCTCTGATGCGGAATTCGTAGCTACGGCTGGAAACAGCACCGCTGGCGTAAAAAGTCGCAGCCTTCCTGGCGTTCTCGCCATAAGTGACATAGAAGCCCGGCCCCCAGACAGAGCCGGAATCAGACATGTTTACTTTAAATTCGGGGGTGGCCTCGATCGGTCCGCTGGCTGTGCCGTGCCAAAAGACTACGGGCGATGAGTCGCTCGCTCTTCCTATGCCGCGCCCAACGAATGACATGACCGCATCAAACCGCTGTGGGGTCATTGATTCCAAAAGCTGACCGACGTATTCAACGGAATATTCCTGGGGAATTGCCGTGCGTCTGCCAAGGGTATCAAGTAGTGGATGCTTACCTCCGACACGCAACGGGGCGAACATATCGCCGAATGCGTCCAGCATTGGGAATTTAGCTTTTAGCTCTTTGCTTTTGATTTGACCATTGAGCACGTAAGCCAGACCCTCAATGGTCCTGTCTTGTATGTTGACTAAATGCGGGTCAGATATCTGGGATCCAGAATTATTTAAAAGGCGCGCGGTGTCAAAAGCAAACCAGTGCAGAGCATCGTCACGTTCCTCGTCAGCGTAAGTCCGGCGCTCAAATTTAGCCAACTGGCCTGTCGCGTTGTAATTTTGTTTTTGACGGAGCATGTCGTCCGTCCTGCTGATTGGCCTGTAGGCCTTCATCACGGCAGTAACATCTTCTTCAGAGAGAATGCCAGAGTGGATAACGTGGCCTAAAGTATCGGTTATCGATTTAACGTGGCCACGCCCCTTCGCAACTTTGTTCGACCCCTGCAACCCGACAACTATTTCTCTGATAGATCGTCTGAGGGACTGGAATTCTGGGTCTCCAAAATCAGTAAATACAGAATCCGGGTGCCGGGGTTTTGGTCGTTCTGCTCCCGTAAAATCAGCCAAGCGGTAGATGTCACCGTTGGTGACGAGATTCTCGTGCTCCGGTCCCGGTTGAGTTCGTCCGGCCAACGCAAGAAGGCGGTACATGATCCGTCTTTCAGCTACTTGCCTGGCTGGGTTACGGTTGCTGAACTGAGTGAGAATTTCTCGAACATTTGCCCTGGCGCTTGCGGGGATGCCATCGTTTGCCTCATCGCCAACGGTGTCCGCAAGTTCGCGAGTCATAATGTCTATGACGTGCTTGCTGCGCACCGCCTGGATCTTATTGTCCGGGTTGTTCTTGTTGTGAGCGCGGCGACCATACTCGTACAAGACTTGGTGCAGTCGTCCAGAATCACCTGATCGCCAAGCATCTCGGCCAGCAACGAGAAGATCTTTGGTGTTCATTTCGAACACCTCGTTTGGTATCTCGACTGGATCCACTGGAAGGGGGCGGGCTGCAACACGAGCTCCGTACTCATTGGCGATTTGCTTGCCAAATTTGCCGGTTGAGTGCTGTTCCCAAAGCGTGAGAAGTTCGTCGTCTGAGAGTGTCTTCAGGCTTGGGGAGTTGACGGGAGGCGCGCCATTGTCTTTGGCCACCATGTTCTGCGCCTTCTCGAGATCCTTGGCCACGCGCTCCTTGCGCTTCTCTCGTTGTTTGGCCGCTGCTGCATACTTCCGGCCACGACCGCCGCCCTTGCGTCCGGGGGCTCGGTAATCTCCGTTTGCATTTTTGTATGCGTATTTCTTGACGGAAGGCGGCATGTTGTCTGTCCGGTAGTGCTCGCCTTCTGTGTTGTAAAACTTCTTGGCAAGACGTTGTCTGATGTCTTCGACAATGTCTCGAATGGGGCGCATGGGCACATTTGGCTGTTCTGCGACAATGCCTTCATCGAGGAGCCTGCGGACGAGTTCAGTCCTTCTTACAAACTCCATAGAAGATGGATCAATGTCGCTTAGGACTTCGATCGATCTATCGAAATTGATACCTTCTGGAATATTGAGCGCGTCTTTGAGTTCCCGTGATGCTCTTGCAATTTCAGACTTGATTGGCGCAACAGCGTTAAGTGGGTTCTTACCGTCTGCACCACCGCCAATGGAGTAGAGGTAGTGCATCAACTCTACTGGGACGAAGAGGGATTGCTCGATATCTTCGCCCTCGAGTGAGCCCTCGAGTCGTTCCATAATATCGTCGAGCGCCCATGCCCGATTCATAATCGCCTGGCCCGCCCGTGTACCTGCTCTAGTGGTGGGACCGCGAAGTGCTGCGGCGCGTGCCTCATTTGCAGGAAGAATCTTCTTGAACAATCGCTCCATCTCTGGATCAATTCTTCGGCCATCCATGTACCTGTCAAAGATGGCTTTCATGTAGTTGACCATTCTTACCCAGAATGTTTCATTACCGATTTCATTGCGGTAGACGTTCTGAGTGGCCCAGCGTTCTAACTGACTTGCGAAGAATTCCCCTGGGCCTTCAAGTGCATTGGTTCGGATAAGCGCATTGTCAATCGTTCTGCCTTCAAGGGCGGCGAGATTCAGCGATCCGTCTTCATTGTAGTAACGATTGAACATTTGCAGATATTCAATCTTGTCTGCATCTGTGAGGATGTTGTCCCATGCCCAGTGACCGACTTCGTGAATCAGGCGGCCAGCGTTCGGTGCGTATCCGTTTCCTAAGTCGCCAACTTCAATGGTGTTCTTACCATGGGCGAAACCAAACCCACCGTCTTGGTTAGCCTGAATAATTGGGGCGCGGCCCGGCGCGCCACTTGGGGACAACTTGTAAGCGATTGACAGTTTCTGCAAAACACTTCGCGCAACTGTCTTGGTTGCTTCGTCAGACTCGCTGAAGATGTTGTTGACTAAGCGGTCTGTTGCCTGGGTAAGATCTTCGTCCTGCCTTCTTATCCCGTTGGGGGCGAGTTGGCGACGCACTTCAAGCATGGTCTCAAGCATTGTCACTCGATCCCGATGCTCATCGATCGTTTTGGCGAAGCCTCCTTTCTTTGATTCTGGGAAACCGTGGCCCAGGTCTAAAATTACTCTGTCGAGGTTTGAGCCAGTGATTACGATTCGGCCGTCTTTATATGCGGCGTTATCAAAATATTCTGAATACTTCGTTCCAACCTGAAGGATTTTTTCGTATATGTCACTGAAGGGGCCGGTGACAACACGGCCGCCAGTTTTCGGGGTTGAGAACAGCTCAAAGGTTTGAGCAGCAAACGTGTCGATTGACGTCTGATCAGATCCCGGCTGGCCTTCTGGAATTTTTGCGATGGCGGGGGCATCGTCTGGTGTATCTGGGACGAAGTGCTTAGCGAAGTTGGGGTCAGACGCGCTTATTCCACGGGGTACTGATCCAACGATCCAGTCCTCTTCTTTCGCGTTACCGAGCAAGTCCCGATAACCCTTGCCAGCAGCAATCTGGTTCTGGGAAATAACCCGTTTACTTTTTCTCTCAGACAAGTCGCCATCACGTTTGACGATTGCAACAACACGATCACCCTTGCGAACTCCAGGTTGTACAGAAGGTTCTGGAATCGCGATGCTCGTCCCCTCGAGTGCGAATTCCTCGTTGATGCGTTTAATTGCATCTTGCAACGTCTGGGGGTTTCCACTTTCCTGGTAGTCTTGGAATGCTCTAGTGATTGCTACGGTGTGCTCTTCTGGAGTCCTGGCAACGGAGTCGAGAATCTCTACATCGCCGTCTTCGTTCGTGACCTGTCTGCGACCCGTCTGAACAACGGTGGCGCCAGCTTCGTCTGGAGTTACCGCGCTCTCAAGTCCGTCCTCGTCATATATCAGTTCGGCGTCGTCTACCTGTTCTGGAGTTTTGTCTGGGGACTTCTCTTGTTTGGGGCCAAGACGCGCCTCCAGACGTGCAAGTTCATCTTGCATTTCTGGATACGCAACTGCTTCTTTCTCTGTTAGTAGCGCATTCCGATCAATCTTTGCTTTGATGTTCTTGATTGCTTCGGCCAGGGTTACGCGGCGGCGCTCCGCAGCAGCATTATGCGCCGCGTCAGGCGTTACCTTGGGGCCAAGATCAACGTCCTCTGCGATCTTATTTGCGACGTTGATGTTGTTTCGGTTGGAGAAGACACGGCCAGTGGTGGGGTCGTACCAGGCTTCCTGGCCCTTTTTAGCGAACGCTGGTTTGAATACACGTTCGCCCATCTTTTGTAGCTCAAGCAGTTCTTCTGTTGCCTGGGCATCTCCCTTGTCCGCTCGGGACTTGGCATCTTCTATTGCCTCTTCTCTCTGTCTGCGCGCATCGACATTCTCGGTATCGACGCGTTTGGTGTCAGACAGGCGTTCGGTGCCTGTGGCCCTGAATTTGATGGGAGATTTGGTGCCAGTTAAATCAGCATAGGCTCGCGCTTCAGTTTCGCCCTGAATACCGCGTTCCTGTGCTTCGCCAGTAAGTCGGGCTGTGGTCTTTGTTCCTTCGTCTGGGGCGGCTTCCTGCGGGACCGCGCGCTCGAGATCTCTTTGTGCTTTGGCTTCGCGAGCGATCCGCAAATTTTCTGCAATAATTTCCGCAGAAGTTTTTTGTTCGTCCGTGCGTGGGCCAAGCGATCCTTCAACCTTGTCTATTGCTGTTTGAGTTGCGCTCTTCTTACGTTTGCGCGGGCCGATCTTTCCTTCGAGATAGTCGGCGCGAACCTGTTGCTCCAAGCGGACGCGAGCTGCTTTGAGAAATCCATCGACTGAACCGTACATCTCTTTCATGGCTGGGTTGGCCATGAGCATCGGTGTAGCGTTTTGTTCTATCTGTTTCCAGCGCTTGCCGACTTCTCTATTGATCCACTTGGCATCTTCGTCATTAAGGCCTTCTAGGAAATGATGAGACTTTGGCTCCTGGTTCATGATAGTGAGCCACTGATCTTTCATAGCGTCCTGCACATCTTTGGGCAGGCCGTTTTGCTCGATCCTGTTGAACACAATGGTTCGATCCAAGAACGAATCAGGGTTAGCCAATATCATTTCTGTGGAAAGCGCTACCAGTGCGTCTTCAGCAGACTTGGGGGCACTGCTTGCCGCAGTTTCACCGACGGGTGTCTCGTTAGCCTCTACTGACGCAGCGTCTTCGTCGGCCTTCGTTTTCCACTCATCGAATTCCGCCAGGATTTCTTCTGTTGTCTTATTGGATCCGTCTGGTCGTTTTACTCCAAGGCCAGCGTGCTGAGCCAGCTTATAGGCCAGACGTTGGGGTCGCGTCTTTTCTAACTGCTGTTCGGTAACGATGTTGTTATCGAGCAGGTATTGTCTGTGGGTATCTTTAAGTTTCTTAGGACGCCCCTTCGTCTGAGCCGGTTCCGCATCGGCGGTGGTGGTGGCGGTGTCACCGGTGGTGGGAGCGGTGTCGGCGGTGGGGGTGGCGTCGGTGGTGGGAGCGGTGTCGGGAAGCGGCTCTCCTCTGGCACCAATAGCAGCGGCCTCTGAGCTGGGTTCCGGCTCAGACGGCTTCGGCGGGCCAACTTGCTCGGGTGGTTTTGGCGGCCCGGCGGGGTCAATAACTTGACCGGCATTTAGATTGTCAGCTCCCCACGATGTTTCCGCAGACTGAAGAAAAGAAGGCTGGTCTAAAGTTTGGTCTAATTGATCAAGCTCGGATGGGTCTAGCGCGACTCGTCTGAGTAATGTTTCGTATTCTGCTCGCGTCTTTGCGTTGTCGATTGTGCGAATGCGGCCGATCTCAATTCTTTTGGGATCGTTTGATGCGAGCATTGCATCAATTTCAGCCTGCTCTCGAAGAATCCTGGCTTTCCAGTTTTGAAGTTTTCTAATATTTGACAGGCGAGTAGCAGCTTCCTGAATTTGATCCCAAAGAGTGGACTCTGGTCCTGACCCCTCTGCCGATAAGCGAAGATCTACAAGTTCTTCTTCTACCTGTCTTCGCTGCTCAGCCAGGAGACGCTCTTCCGCATCGAGGCCCGAATCCGGTGAGCGGGTTGGTTCAATTCCGGCGCCTAACGCGAGCTCTTCTTCAGACATGGTGTCTGAGCCATAGTGCGGAGCCCTGTCGAGGTTCTCAACTTCTTCTTCAGTAAGCGGTCGTCCACTGGGGACTCCGTCTTCGAACATGCTCGGGTCGTTAAACATCCCGATGGTGTCACCGGGGACTGTTCTTTCGATATGGGGGGCGGGGAGGCTTTGCTGCCAGGCTTCTTTGAATTGCTGCTCACCGAGCTGCGCAATGTCTTCGTCTCGCCAGCCAGCGGATCTGAGTTTTTGGATGTTGCTCAGTGCGCGAGTGCCAACGAACCAAGTGGCTCCGCCTGAGATTGCGCCGCCAATTACACCGCCGATGAGCACCCCGAATCCCGTGGCAAGCCCGAGTTCTCCATAATCGAATTCATCTTGGACGCCGATCTCTATATCGCGGAGTTGGCCCATGGTATTGAGCGCTGCTTCTTGGCCACCAGAGATTCCGGCTTCGAGGGCGCCCACTTGCGCCATTCGTTTCTTGCCAATCGCGGAAGTTGCTGTTTTCCCCTTGGCTATCTTGCCCGCAAGCGCTGCGCCACGTATGCCTTTTGCTGCTAAGCCAATGCCCCCGAAGTTCGTGATGTCCCACAAGGCATTGCCGACATATCCGCGCGTCCATTCCCACCACCCTGGGTGTCCTTCCTCGCCAGGTCCAGGCATGTGCTGACGGACGCGAGCAAGGCGGGACTTGATGCGCTTCATCTCCTGGTCATCGTTTGATGCTTCTGCTAACAGGCGTCCAGCGAGCAGAAGATTTGTGTCACCACCGGATTGGAGCCGATACCAGTAGTTGACCATGTCCTCATCTGAATCGAACTTGCCGCCCTCTACTTCGAATAATCTCCGCATGTCCGCCAGGACTCGAGGGTCAGACAGCACTTTCGACTTGTCTATGGATTCGACGTCATAGTCCCATTGGTCTGAGTTCTCATTAATGTTGCTCTGCTGAGCTATGAGTTCATTAAGGGTGGGCATATTATTCAGACTCCAATAATTCTTGCAGACGCGCTTGATGCTCTAATAGTTGTTCTTCGAGTTTGGTAATACGGTCTTTTCGGAATGTCTCTATTCGCTTACCAAAGCGTCTCGGAGAAGACGGACCAGACGTATCAATCGGTTCTTGCAGCTTATTTAATTCGCTTTGGATTTCCGCGATCTGTTTCTCTAGTTTTCGTTGTTTCGTGTCTTTGACGGCAGGGATATTTCCGTGACGGTAAGATCTGGTCGTGGTGTTTTTTCGGACTGTGTCTTTGTCAGATCCTGGTCGCTCATCTTTCGGGGGATCTGGTAAGTTAATAGACCCCAGATTTGCTTGAATGTCTTTTATCGTTTGGAGGTAGCCCTTGAGCGTCTCAATGTTGTTGTCCTGAATATTTCCCCCGAATCGGCCAGGCATACTGATATATGTCTGGATCTCCGCTTCTGCTTGGGCGAGGGCTTTGTACATCTCATCCGCCTGATTCACGATCGGCGTTACTTTGGTGTCGTAATTTTCCCGAGTTAGATCATCACCCAGACTGCTAAGTTCTTTTTGAATGTTGATGACAGAGTTGACGAAGTTTTCCGCTTCTTTAATCCCTTGTGTGATCTCATCGTTGTACGTGTCTGCGTCAATGTATTGAGGCCCGACAAGATATGCGGCCTTGCGCTGTGCCTCAGACGACATAAACTCAGATTGCGTCTTGGGTAGCCGGTGAGCCGTACCCGTGGCAGCAAGCATCTCATTTTGCGCTGCCTTGAATATTGGTCCAGCACGTTGCTGAAGACGTGTTGCGATGGCAAAGGTATTAACAGGCTTGCCATCTGTCAGTTCTTCTTTGTTGTCCGCTGCGTAGTCAATCAGAGCTTGGATGTAATGATTGGTGCCGCTTGATAGATCGAAGTAATAGACGCCTCCCGCATTAAAGAGCTGTTGGATCGCTTTTGAGACTGCCATCTGGTATGGCTTATCGTTTGCGAATCGCTGATCACCGCTTTCCCCCACCAAGCCCGTTATTGCATTTGTTTGGTTCTTATACTGGTCGCTGTTCAGGTACTTCTTTTGGGCATCAACCTCTTCGTGATACGTCTTTAACATATTGCCCTTGTATTCGGACTGGTTCTTCGCAAATACTCCCTTGCCGATTGCGTTTAAGCGGGACCACATATCTTTTGCCGTTATTTCTTCGGGGTTAGGCATATTTGCTTGTTTAGCTAATTCTCGAAACCGTGATAGTTTTTCTTCCTCAGTTGTGTTGGGAGCAGTAAGTCCAGACCATTCGTGTTCGTCTTTTACAAGTTTGTCGAGTTCTGATTCGGCTTGAGCAGTTTCAGCGCGGATTGTTTTTGCGTAGTCGCGTTCTGCCGACGTTTTAATTTTTGAGATAAGCGACTCATTGGTTATGCCAAGTTGCTTCCCAAGCGCCACGGCATCTATTGTCCCGTCTGAGCCCGATAAAAGGCTTCTAATCATTGACTCATGTTTTGATAATGCTTCATTGGCAAGCTCATTCATTATTGGGTCAATGTTTTCACTTGAGCGTCGGGTAATTAAATCGGCTGCGGCGTCACCTTCGTAGCCCATGTCTTTAGCAGTTTGTTGGGCCGCCTGTTTTTGGTCTTTATAGAGTTTTAGATTGGCGAGCCAAGTAGATTTTTCTTTTGACGCGATTTGCTGTGCGCGATTAGTTTCGTTAAATGCGGCTAGTTGTTGGTCGGACAGTCGTTGTCTGGCGATGTCTTCATTGACCTGGGTTAGTTGATCTTTGGTGCGGAACATCGTGTTCCACACGCTGTTACCGCCAAGACGATCGCCCCAGGTAGATTTGAATTGCTGCTGAGCATCTTCCCATTTGGATAAGTCGATCGCGCCTGTAGAGTCAGTTAGTCGCCCTAGAATATCTTTCCACTCTTGTCGGGCAGCGGCTCGTCGGCCGGAGAATAACTCTTTCCCCTTCTGGTCTGCATATCGATACAGGGATCCAGTGTCTCCGGTAGCGGGGCTGCCCAGGGTGCGCAGCCCCTTGAAAGCAGCATCGGCCGCATCCATTCCCGTGCCTTCGATGAAATCTTTTCGGATTTGCAGGATGGCGTCATAGTCTTCCTGTGGCTTGCCAGTGGAACTGGTTTCCATGTAATCCTGGTATCGCCTATCGAGTTCTGACTGAACTGTTTTTCTGCGATCCAGAACTTCACCGGTGCGCTTCCAGTTCGCTTCTTGCAGATTTTTTTGAGCGATTTCGCTGAGGCGATCGTCGTCAGGAAGTAAGGCAAGCAGAGACGAGCGGCCATTGGTTATCGCATCACGGGCGAGTTTCATGTCCTCGACTGTCCAGTCGGGGTTTAGCCTTAACTGCTCCGCAAATTTTGCAGCAATGCCAGACGCGTCTTTCTGCTTCTGGGCTTCGGCCTCAGCCCAACCCTTGCCTACTGCTCCTAGTACCCACATTTATCTATAGCCTCAAGTTATAGGGGGGTTGTGGGTGTTCGATTGAAACAACTTAGCCCAGTCAATGTTTCCAAGAGCGGTGCCAAATCCTTCGCCTGCGGCCTGAGTAGTTCTTTGCCAGCCCTGAGCCTGTTGACTAGACTGACTTAGGCCACTTCCCAATAAGTTGCCTGCGAGTTGCGCGAAGAGAGATGCGCCCGGCGCGCTTTGCGCCGATGTCTTATAGATTGCTGAGGGGTTGGTGCCAGCGTATGCAGCGGAGGGCAGATTAAGCGTTGATGCCATCCGTGATTGTGGGTTGATGTTGTCGTAGATTGCCGAATTGAGTGACATGTATGGCGCGTACCCCGTGGCTGATGCGATCTGGCCACGGTTTGCGGCTGACGCAACATTCCTGTCGTAGATACCGCTGGATGCGCCCAGGCCAGCGGCTTGGATTTCGTAAGGCAGAGAGGAGTACGTCTGAGATACTTCACCCAGAAGTTGGCCTCGGCGTGCCATATCGAAGGCCTGATTCTGCTGCTCCATTCCCTGCGCCCCGGTGATGTACTTAAGGGCTTCGTCGTATGCTCGGTCGTAGGTGGAGGCGTACTGATCAGCAGCTCGGGCGGTGATGCGCGCTAGAGTGTCTTCCGCGTGTGATCCGGGCCGGAAGTCTTCGCTGCCGATTGTGTCGCCGTACATTCCCTTACGCATAAGGCCAGCGACTGCTTCAGATGTGGTTGCCTTCGTCGCACGGTCTAAGGCCTTGTTGTAACCGACCATCCGTCTGATGGCGTCGTCTTCTACATCCGATAGATCAAAGAAACGTGCGGTACGGGCCGGGCCAAGTGAATCGCGGGCTCTGCGCATCTCGTCAGACAACTGCTGAGTGCGGCCAAGCATTGAATCCCGTAATCGAAGATCGAGATCGCGTTCGTCTTGTGCAAGTTTTTGCGCGGTTCGGAGCTCGTCTGTATCGAAGCGACGTTCACTCGCCAACTGGCCCTGGTATCGTCTGAGCTCTCCTCTATCTTCTATTCGTTCCCGGCCCAGATCTGATTGCAGTTTGCGTAACTGGGATTCAGCGAACTGCCGTTCTTGGCGTGATAGGTTCTGGTTCTGGAGTAACTGACGGATCTGGAATTCGCGCTCTTCTTGGGCGACTGAATCCAGATCTCTCTGGCGTTTCAAGGTGTAGTCGCGCTCAGCCGCCTTGATCTTTCGGATCATGTCGTTCTGGGAGCGGCTATATGCCCGCTCATCAAAAGCGATTCGTCTATTTAACTGATCACTTTGGAATTGCCTGTTTTTGTATTGGCGGTCCAGGTCCAGTTGATCCATCATGTGGTTCAACATCGCTGAGCCCATGCCGCGATTTTGGTAGATGAGGTTGTACAGCGCGGCCTCGGATTTCGCCTGCTGGCCTAAAGATGCGAAGGTGCCGATCCCCGAAAATACAGCGGGTAATATTGATGCCCAGCCCATGATTTAGTTCCCTTGGTCTGGTTTAAACGAGTGTGCCAAACGCGCTACTGGTTGTTGGTGTGTCGTCTTCTTCTTTCTTTTTGATCAACGCCTGGTATTCAGCCGCTGTCATTGGCCCACCGAGGCCAAAAGATCTTGGCAGCATTCTTGAGTCGGCAGCCTGTTCAGCCGCAGACTTGGCGCTGGCATCAGCGCCCAGACGATCACGCTCTTTTGCGATCTGAGCGAGAATTAGATCGAGTTCATCGTAGGCGGAGTCAGCCCCGTAGAGTTCGATATCCCCACGGAGACGTTCTAGTGCATCTGCTGACGCGTCTAGTTGGCCAGTGTTGTAATAGCCAAGTTTGGATTGGCCGAGCATACTGCGGGCACGCGACTCAAGAGAGCGCCGCTTGTTCATAAGATCTTGGACGCGCGCTTCAACGGCTGAGAGCTGGTCGTCAAATGCGTCAGTGGCGTCTCCCGCGCGGCCGCCTGTGTACTCTGCTGCGTCGCGCCGGTTGTCTTCAATCTTACGCATCAAAGCGTCGAGCGCGCTTTCATCGTATATAGGTGTTCCAGAAATTTTCGAGCCGTACGCTCCAGCATCGGAAATAAGCGCGTCAAGTTCGGATTTTCTCCTGGCAATGAGTGATGCGACCTCATCGTCAACGCCGCCGAGCGTGCTGAGCGCTTTGGAGAAGTCGGTTGGCAGCAATGATTTAAACCCGCCGATGTCTTCTCTTAAGATGTCGGCTTCATCTTCGAGATCTTGTATTGATCGCAGATCTCGAGTATCGAGGTAACGCCCAGATCTCTTGTAGCCAGCAGCGATATCGCGGAATCTATCCTGAGCGTCTTCTATTCGGCGCTCCTCTTCTTCTCTTTCTTGCAAGAGCTGGGCAATGTCGCCGGAAATATCCTGACCCATCTCTTGTTGGGTTGAGAAGTCGAACGGCAGCAGTGAACTAAATCTCTTGGCGCCGCGTTCTGCGGTCCTGAGTTTGTCCTCCATTGCTTCGAGTTCATCTAAATGAGAGATGTTGTATCCCCCAACATCTTTCTCGTATCCCCCCAACAGGTCGTCTAGGTCGTCACCGTATTTTTTGATTCGTCCTTCTTCTGTTACTCTGTCGTCGATCAGTTGGTCGAAGTTTCCACGCAAAGAGTCATAAGAGCTTGTTTTCTTCCCCTTCCAGTCAGACGGCATGAATTTGTTGTCTTTGAACCTAGCGGTCTGAGATCTTTCATCTCCGAGTAAATCAATAGAGGAGTAGACGCCGCCCCCCTTAAGCGCGTCGCTAATATCGTAGCCCCGATAGGCACGCCGCAAAGCCCTGATGTCATCATTTTGCTCATCTCTAAAGGCTTGCCAGGCTGATTTCTTTGTGGTGTGATCACTGTGCAGTGTGTTTGCGCGCTGAACATTCCCAGAAATAAGCGAGCTGAGGTTCGACGCATACGATTCATCAGCGGGGGAGTGGATGTTCCACATGCTTGAGAAATCGTATGTGTGCTGCCCGCCCCATGGGGTTTGTACGGTGCGCTGTGCGGAAGGACGAGATCCCTCCGGTCGGGAGAGGCCAGATAGTGCCGACTGTCTTTGCTCTGATGCGGATTTAAGACCGGTCAGGTTTCCGAGGGAGGCCGTGTAGTCAAGGCCAGACAATTTTGTCTGCGCCTTTTTAGCCTCGTCCTGTAAGCGTTCGAGGTTCCTGTTGTAGCGGTTCGTCTGAACTTCCCATGGATGCACTATGGCCCATTGTGCATTCAGTGCCGCTTGTCTGTTATCGCGAATCCACTGATCTTTTTTCGCTTGATCTGCCCATGGATCTTTCGATCCGCCGCCGCCGCCGTATAAGCCCATAACTAAGCCTCTTTTCTCATCTCGTGGTGTTCCTTAATCCAATCTTCAAGTTGCTCTTCATTGTCTCGGAACTGGTTAAATTCAAATATTCGCTTGATCATATTGCGGGCATGACTCATCCCCCCGCAGATCATCCCCACCGTGATAAAGGTGTTTACGGCCATCCGGTAAACAAAACCAAATACCTGCTCCTTGGGGACTGAGCTTTTGGCCCAGTCGTTGCTGACATCCCAAAGAAGGATGTCTACGCCCGCCGATGCGGTTAAAACGTCTCTGTGTTTCTGGTAAAACGGATTGAGTTGCATATCTACAAACATTCGATACAGCAGTTCAGACATGTCTGAACCCATGTTTTCAGAATCTCCATCAACAAGATCATCAGCGAGGCGCATCATGCGGCCAAGAATGTGGCAAAACTGGATTGCTTCTTCGTCTCCGCACGCCAGCTCGATGTGCATATCAATGAGTGTTACTTCTCCCATAATTAGTTCAGTCTGCTGGTTGCAACAGTGACGGCAAGATCTGTTGGATTCGAGGCGCTAGTAATCACGTACCCGATCTTCTTTGCGGAGGTGGTTGAGTCGACCTGAATAGCGGTCGCGAAAGTGCTGGTTATGCCAGCAGAAGAAGCGGAGTAAGTTGTGCCAACAGTTGCGCCGTCGACGGTAAGTTGCACTACGCAAGTGCCGGATGTTAGTGCGATGTGGATGGCGTCGAGATTGATCTTTTGCTTGAAGATCGTCTTGATGTTGTAGCTTCCATCCTTGACGATGTTGTCCGCGTTTGGGTTGTGGAGCATGATCGCGCGGGCAATGGGGGTTGTTCCGCCCGTTGGGGGAGCGGAGAAAGAGATTGTGGGAGCAGTATCGTATCCGACACCCCCGTCGGTCAGTGTTATTGTGTCGACAATACCGCCATTGATGGTGCAGGTAGCGACGGCGCCAGTGCCACTTCCACCAGTAAAGGTGATGATGGGCGCGGAAGAGTAAAGACTTCCGCCATTTTCAAGGATTATCTGATCAACCGAAGTGGTGCCTTTGGGGTGCGCATGAAGGGACTCAGAGCTGAGCGTTGTTGGTAGTTGTGCTTCTGGGATGCGTGCGTTGGAGTCGAGGGATGCAACACCGTTTGCAACACCTTTGGTGGAGACGGCGACAACGCTGCTTAAGTCGACTGATTTATATTCGAGCGCGGTTCCCGTACCATTAACATGGAGCGCGTGATTCGCATTCGATGCGGCGAATACTGGAAGTGAAGATTCCGGGCTGGTAGTCAGCCACTGGGTTCCGTCATAGAACTTCAGCTTGTTTGGGGACGACGAGGTGTCGTGCCATAACTCCCCTGTAGCCGGAGCGGTGGGCGTGGTTGCGCTCGATGTCAGTTTTGCCTTGGCCCCGAGGTCGGTGGTTAGCGTGGCGACCTTGCCCTGGGGAATTTCGTTGGCGTCAATCGTAATTTTGCCGAAGTCGATTAAGCCGGTTGTCGTGTCACAGAAATTGGCCTGGAGCATTAGCCCGGTCACGACCTGAGAAGATACGTTCTCGACAGTTAAGATGGTGACTGTATTGCCGGATGAGACTGCTGTGTTGAATGTAACTGTGTTTGACGTCGCGCTTGATGTGTAGTCGTAAGATCCCCCAGATCTCTGGAGTATTCCGTTCTTGTATACGTTTAATTGAGTGTCATCGTCGTGAACAAAGGCGAATACAGACTGTGATCCAGTTGTTACAACATCTGTACGGGTGTAGCCAGTGATGGCTGTGGTGCGGACCTTGAATATCGTGACCACGTTACCGGCGGTTAGGCCGGTATTGAAGGTAACAACTCCCGCGCTGCCGGTTCCGCCAGTTGCGTTGGTGGTGTAGTCGTAAGACGAGCCTGACCGTTTTAGAACACCGTTTACATAGACCAGTAATTCATCGGTCGATTCGTGGACGTAATCAAAATCCGTCTGAGAAGCGGTGGCTGTGAAGTCGGCGCGGCCATGGAAGATCGGCGCTCCGATTTCACCGACGTCTGACCCTGCTGCGCCCGTGATTTCCGACAGCGGGACAATAGTTATCCAGCCGGTTTCCGAATTCGTGTAGGTGCCAACCCGGTACTGGATTCCCGCAGAAGAATCTTTGCGGAGCTCGATGGGGCCGTCGAATACCCCGTCTTCATCAAAAAGAATGTCGAGCAGCTCGGCGACAGTCTTATCACCCAGTTCTGCGGAGTTGAGATATCGAACGATACTCTCAAACTCGGTGTTGATATTTCCCGTAGAACCGTAGTTTTGAGGGTACTGTTGTCTAAGTCGTGCCATATTAAGTCTCGCGTATGTTTATAGCGAATCCAATCAGACGGAAAAGCCCTGCGGCTTTGGTCGTGAATTTGAGCTGGATACCTCGAAATCGGGTATCGAATTTGCGTTCATATTGTGCGGATAATGGCACGCTACCTACAAATGTGTCGTCCGCACCAGACGGCTCAACATCGAAAAATAATGAGCCAAGATCTCGGCCGTTTTCGTCTACTGCTTCGACTGTTAAATTGCCAGTTCCTTGGGCCTGAATAGACAGGCTGTAGCAGTCTTTCGTCTGGGTTAAAGACCCGCACCAGAGAATGGGCGTCTGGACCACCATCTCCGGGCCAATGTCAGTGATGTCCTCTACTTTCCTTACGTTGTACAAACCGCCTGGGGTTCCCAGTGCAAATTGACCCCCAAGAAAAGCGCCGCATCTGGCTTTCACAAAGTCGCCGGTGCTCCATTTAATGGAAGTTTCTGATTGGGGGTTCAGGGTTAATGTCAGTTTTTTTGTGTCCTGGCCGCCAGCGATGGGGAAGAAGACGTGGTACTGCCCCTCGTCCTGGTCGAATACAGCAGAAATGTCCTCGACGTTTTCAACTTGAGACACTAGGTCTCGGTAAATGATCTCAACCCGGTCAGACATGGACTGGCTGTACACCATGATTCCGTTGTCTTCTGACCGCTTAATTGAGTGGATGCCGGATCTGGAACAGAACAGCAGGTCTGTTCCCGCGTGCGCAATACTGTTATGCGAGATGGTTCCAATATTGATATTGGCCCGATCATCCAGATACCAGTTAGATATGCTGGGGTCGATCGCGTAGATGAAGGTACGGTCTTGGGTGAAGATTGCCAGGCGGTTTTGCTCGAAACTGGAGATGCCCGTGATCTGGTCTGCGGTGCCGAGTATATTTGCGATGTTTATATACCCGGCGCGAAGTGCGCTTACTTCATCATCTGCTTCATCGTCTGGGAAGACCCCTTCGTTATCGACGCGGGATAGATGGACTTCAGTTTCCTTGCCAGGGATTCCCGATACGGCCAGTCGTCTCTGGATCGAGGTGAAGTATGCGGGTGCTAGATTCGCAAGCGCTGGGGACTTGGTGGCCTCCCATTTTGCCCCGTCAAAATTGTACGGGGGCAGGGCGGCTGCTCCAAAGTGGACCTTACGATTGAATACCGTGCTGGAAACACGGGCGTTGATTGGGTACTTTGCGATTCTGATGCTGTCATCAGTGTTAAATGCTATTTCCCCGCCGGTTTTCTCTGCCCAGGCTAATTTGTTTGGGCCATAGAAAGTAACGTGGTTTACTTGGTATTCTCCAATGCGGTGTTCTGCGCCTGGATCTCTTGTTATCTGGCCGCGCCAATCACAATACCCGTTGTCCAGACGAATAAGGGATTGATTCTTTCCGGTGTCCTGTGATCGGGCATCTCTTGAGCTGTCGAGTCCTGAGAATGTCTCGTAAGCGAATGTCTTAACCGCGACACCGGAACGAGATTTCGTGCCGGTACTCATTAGCTAGATGAGGTAGTCGTGGTTTTTAGGTCTAGCCCGGTTATTGGACTTGTCTTTTTAGCGCCAGCCCTAGTTGTGCTTAGGCCGGATTCATCGACCCGTCTGAGCCGAATTGCGGTATTTCCTCCGCCGCCGCCATTTACCGTGTCTACGCGGTTCAGACGATCCCATAGTTCTTTGTTAAGAACCTGGTAATACATCGGCGCGTAAACCTGGATGTTGGCGCTTCCTTGCTGGATGGCGTACTGCATAAGAAGACCTTGAATCATGATGTTGTCGTTTATTTCCCGTATGTCCTGGGGATGCCTGTAGTAGTCCAGCTCTGTGGAATCCCAGTACGGGTGATTACGAACTTCGTCTATGGTCTGATTGCCAAACTCCAAGAACATCAGGATGACATCCCCGTCTGAGCTTGCTGGGTGGAAATCGCCGAATCGTCTGAGAGCTGAGTGAGCCAATGATTCCAGAGGGCTGTAAGTGCCGGGAATCTGGGGGTTCAGTATTCGGTCTTCTACCATTTGCTATACCTTAAGTATTCGACCGGTCAGGAAGAAATGATGCTTCTCAAAGTTCTTTGTCTGATCGGATCTCACTCTCCATGTCAGACGGCCATCGGTTTTTTTGCCTTCGCAGATCCATCCCCCGCCTGGGTAAGCGACATCGAACATCATAGGCTCCGGTTCTTTGGATACGTATTCGATGAAAGATGGTTCTTTGGGGGTCTCTTTTGCTGCTTTCTTCTCTTCAGTCATGCTCAATCCTCATAAAAAAAGGGCCACGGCAAAATTGCCGTGACCCTTATTAAGCCCAAAAAACTGGGTAAGGTCGTCCCTAGAACTTAGGCCAGAGCCGTCCAGTTTTTGATGTGAGCGTGGACCTTGTCCTGCATGAGTTCCAGACCGCATTCGGTCAGGTACTCATGTTTCACCGCATCTTCATCCGGCGCCTGACGGCCTTTCAGAAGCTGGGTATCGCGGCCTTTGAGGTAGCGATATCGGACCCACGGAAGATCAACGATGACCATGGAGTTTGCCATGCCGGGGATCTGCCGGAACTGCGGGTGGAGATGGACCATCAGGTCTCCTGCGAAGGTAGCGTAACGGGTCATGGAGACGCCGTATGCACCATCGACAACGGTGGGCTGCCACCGATCTTTACCCATCTTCTGCATCAGCGAGCAGACACGAGCGCCACAAAAGGCGATCTTCTGCTTGGAGCCAAATGCGAAAATGGTTTCGATCAGCGCCTGGTCAAACTCATCTTCCGTGATGCCGCCGGAGCCGTAAGGCGAGGCGTCCGCATCCAGTACGGTCGTCATCGAGTTGAGGAGTCCGCCAGTGTAGCGGGTGGGTTGAGCGGTAGTACCGCTGGCCTCGTGCTTCTTACCCCAGAACATGGCGCGTTCGATGTCGCTCATGTGGAGTTTGAGGCCTTTCTGGGTTACTTCGTCTTCTTTGTCACCAGTCCGCAGGTACGTCGCACGCAGAGTTTCAGTGACCTTGAAAGCGGTTCTGAAGATCTGGGTGTAGTTCGACGCAGCCGTCGCATCAAATGATACGGCTGTCGGGCTGGTGGCCCCTTCCTGAGCTGCAAAGCCAGCAACAATCAAATCATCGTCGTCTGAGATAGTGAGAGTCGTGCCCCCAATATTTCGAGCAACGGTGATCGCAGTTGCGGTGGTTGCGTCAGCAGAAGCCTGCATGACCTCACCCGTGTTCACGTTCACGATGATTGCACCGTCAATGACGAACTTGGTGGTGTCAGACGAGTCAACGGTCAGCGCGGTTGCGGTAGCGTTGTACCCGCCGCTGTTGTTGATTTTCATTTTTCGCTCAGGCATCTCATCTCGAAAATGCTTAAACTCGGGGTCATCTGTTGCTTCACCCTGAGTCATGGCGAGAAGAGCGTTCAGCGGCGCAGAACCATTGGGTTCCAGCAGCGTGAACAACTCACGGTAGTTTTTGGGGCGGAAGTCGACGCCAAATTCGCCTGTGCCCCGTAAACCTTGAATAGCGGCCATAGTAATGGTCTCCTATATAAAGTGGTTAAACGGTTTTTTGCGATTTGCCGTCTGCGGAATGTCCGTCGCAGGTTCGGGGTACGCTTCAAATCAGGAGCCGTAGCGCCTGATAGGTGGATTTAACACCTTAATGAAAAAGTTTTCGTCCCTAGTTAGTGAATCGACCCCGATCCATCCACGGAGGAGGGAGCGCGGGGTGAGGTTGTAGGACCGGGGCCGATTCGTTAGAGCGGTTGATTTCGTTGGGAGAGCGTCGCCTGAGCCAGACGGTTGAGCGTGTCATCCATTTCGTCTGTTGGTTCCGCTGCCGTTGTGGACGTTGATGGGGAATCTCCCATTGTTCCGGTATACGCGGTGCGGCGTTCGTTTATTGATCTCATTCGGTCGTATTCGCCAGACTTTAGCGAGTTAGCGAATGCTTCTGCGACGCGGACTGTCAGGTCGGCATCCACAAAGTCTTCCGGGGTGAATCCCATCTCTGTTGCGAACATCATAAAGTCCTGGCCCGCCTCGTCTGGGAGGCCGACTTTGGCCTGGGCGCGATCCAGATTGTTGGCGATCTGCTGACGAGACGCCATCTCCGCCTGCTGCGCGGCGCCGGATACTGTTTGCTGGGCGGCGTCTCCAACGGCTTGGGTTCCCGCAACAACCTGCTGCATCATCTGCTGGGTCCGCAGCTGCATCTCTTGCAGGGCTTGCATGTTTTGGGCAATGGCGCGGTAGCCAGGGGGTGCTTTGACCGCGTTCTCTTCTTCCCAGACTTTGAGCGCGTCGTTTCCAACGTCCTCGTTAATTTCTGGATTACCTTCGGATCCGACTTCGCCGCGTTGTGAAGCTTCTTCTTTCTTGGCGGCGTCTATCATTGCCTTGGCTACGTCTGCTGCATCGCCGCCGTATCTCTCCATAAGGACATTTGCCACATCGAAGACCGGCTTCATCTGGCTGTGCTTATAGTTGAGGTCGCGGTATCGGCCAAAGGTCGATGCGATCTGGGCGTCGGTAAGTTTGCGCTTATCTTTATCGCCGAAAGCAACTTCATACGTCACCGGATCAGCCTTCATTTTGTCGGCTTCGGTTTCCGGGGCGCCTTTTTCTGCGGCTTTTTCTTGCTCGGTCGGGCGGTCTTTGTCCTCAGTAGCGCCCAGGGGATCTGGTGCGGTTGAGGGGGTTGCAGGGGTGGGTTCTACCCCCATTGCTTGAGCAGCCATACGATCGACGTTAGCTACCTGTTCTTCTTTACTCTCAGTCTGTGCCATGTGGTTTCTCCGGTTCGGCCTTAGCGGAATTTAGAGCGACCTCATTCTCCAGACGGAGCTTCAGTCGATCAGGTAAATCGAGCAATCTCTGTGCGGCCCAGATTGCTCCTCGTCGGAAATTGATCTCTTCAATCTCCATCTTTCTGTGTTCGGCGATTTGGTTGGCCGCCGACATGATTTCTTGGGCCATTACTTCTTTTACGTAGACCCACCCCTTTGATCGCTCCAACGACTCGATCGCCTTCAGTGCTGCTTGCTGGTTCATTCATCGCTCCGTGTCTCCGTAATTTTGTCTGGAATGCTAGGTTTTTTCGTCCCCGTTACCGTTATTTCTTTTTACGCTCAAATCCGTTGGGTATGAGGTAGCCCAAGATCAGGGGAATGAGAATGATGCCCGCCAAAAGCCAGCCGCCCGCTTCGATGACTTGGCCCATCAGTGGCCAGAAGCCAGTGATTGGCGCGTCGCACTGGCTTCCATCTAAGCCAGTTGTGAGCAGGCTTGTGGTTCCGGCCCCAAGGGCCGCCCCAACCGCCGCTCCGCCGGGGCCGCCAACCAAGCCACCGACGCCAGCCGCCACGCCAGAGACGCCAGCGGTTTTTAGGGCCGCACAGCCAGAAAGGAAGGGGAGGGCGAGAAGGGCTACTTTGGCTTGCACTTGCACAGACTCATACTGGTGTGCAAGCGCTTGACTGCGAGACTACCGACGTTCGTGAGAAAGAAGGGGATGAACGCGTGGACGGA